TCACGCCTGCTTCCTCTTCAAAATTGTCAGGACCGGTCCGCGAGAATCGGTTGCTGATACCATGTTCGCAGCTTCGATCAGATGCCCGAGCTCGGCGCCTGAGTAGTGACTGGTGATGCTGCCGTTCTTGTGCCCCAGAAGGGCCTTGCGGTCTTCTTCAGTTACGCCAGCTGCACGCAGCCGGCGGCCAAACGTGTGTTTAAGGTCATGGATCCTGATGGATGCATACCCAGGGTGAGCGGGGCGAAGGTTTTCCTCCTGCCAGAGTTTCGCCGCTCTCACCCGCGCCTTCTTCCAAGCTGAGTCGTTCATGCGGTGCATCGCGGTGCCGTTGTATGGGAAAACCCATTCCTTGCTGATGCCGCGCTGCTTCTCGATGATCGACCTGGCCACACTGTTCAGCACCACCAGTCGCTCGTCACCGTTCTTCACGCCTGAGCGATCATGCCGACCGCCAAAGTCGGCCGGTATCAGAAATACGCTGGTGCCCAGTTCGGGCACCGCAATCTCCCAATCCCATCTCAGCTTGCAGACCTCCTGCTCCCGCGTGCCGGTGTTCACTTTGAACAGCGCCATGGTTTGCAGGTGAGCCGGCAACTCTCCGAAAAGAATCGACTGCTCCGGCCATGACATCGGGTACGGCTTGCGGCTCGATTTCTTCTCTTCCAGCTTTGTGAGCATCGGCACGCTATCCAGCCACGGCCTGCGCTCATCGTCTCGCCATTTCCTGGCACACAACGACAAAACCCGAACCACGCGCTCGATCGAGATATTCACCGTTCTGTTGCTGACACCCTTCTTCACCTTCCCATCTTCCAGCTTCTTAGTCGCCAACCTGTCTTTGATGAATGGCACCAAGGCCTGGTCATCAATGTGGGTCAGCGGCATGTCGCCAATGAATGGGTCCAGCTGTGAAAGGTGGTGGGCAGATAGCTTGATTGACGGCTGGTCTTTGAACTCCAGCAGGAAACGAGTTGCCGCCTCCCGCCAGATCCTCACCTTCTTTACTCCATACACCTTCTGTTGCCGGATCTGCTCCAGCCTGTAGATCAGGTAGCGCTCCGCTTCTTCCCGGTCACCAGTTCCAGTGCTTTCGTAAAGTCGTTCTCCGTTGATTTTCTTGTCGATATGCCAGATACCTTTCCTTTGGGAGAGGCCTGTGATCGATTTTCGCGCCATGATTTATCTCCTTTCTGGCGCTCGCTGCGGGGCGATTGTTGCTCCGTTGCGCCTTTTTTATCAATCGCCTTGGCCTCGACGTATGCCGTGGCCCAGTCGTCCAGTTCTTGCCGATCGAACCCGACGCCACGCCCTCCGATTGGGAACTCGCTGACGAAGGGTCTGACGGTCTCGTCGAAGATTGCCCGGCACATGCCCAGATAACCCGGAGCCTCTTTGGCTCGAATGAAGCGCGGGATCAGCTGTTGAGCACCCATACCTTCCTCCTGCCGCCCATGCTGGGCAGCGTCTTAATGATATTCGTGGTGAAGATTTACTCTTCGTGCGGCGGCAGAATGTTCAGTGGATGGTCACGCTGTCGTGCCCTACGGCGATCTGGCGTGCCTGATGTTCTGTGCGGAAAGACATGTGCTGCTTGGTGCCGCTGCAGTCCGCGATAACCCACCAATAACCGCCAAAGCGGTGTGGGCCTTTGATGATTTTGGTGATGGTCATGTGGTGTCCTTGCCGCGCTGGGCGGCAGAAGGTTGGTTAGGGTTTTGCTGCTTTTGCGTGGCCGACGCACACCTTGGTGGGCTCGCCTTCTGCGTCCAGGTGGGCATGGCACATAAACCCCTTTCGGTCGTGAGCCATGAACTCCGCATCGCAAGTGGTGATGGGCGACTGATTAGCAATCGAGCCCAGCCGATATGCGCACCCGTGACAGGCGCCGGCCGGATCGCACTTGCTGGCGATCATCACGCCCTGGCAGGCGCCGATGAGTGTTGGCAGGTTCACGCTGGTGAACTTGTCGGGGTGGACCCCGCATTCCTCGATCAGCACCTGGTCACTCATCTCCGCGCAGTTCTCCGCGACCGAGTTGGCCATGCCGATCAGCTGCGCCGTGAACTCAACCAAACGGCGTTGCCCGTGGATCTTCAGGTACACCTCCAGCGCAGATCGCCGCCCTGCCAGATCCAGTTGCGCCATGCCCGCCAGGTTCGAGGCATCACTTTTTTCCATGCTGTAATCACACTTTGCAGGCATACGAATACCTCGCCCGCCGCTCACCGGCAGGCATGTAGGGGGATTAGGGTTAGGCTTGTTTAGTGCGGAGGTAGCGTCGGCACTGACATTGCGCATCGTCGCAGTGCAGCTCACCAACCCATTCAGGGAATTGGTCGCCCTCGAAGCGCTCAATGCGTGAGTGGCTTAGGCCGGTGCGCTTAACGTCTGTTACAAAGAGCCGCAGGTCTTTTGCGTTACCGGCGCGATCAGGCTCATCCCACCGGCTCATCACGAGAAGGCCGCAATTTGTCTTGCCGTGATCCATGAAGCCAATGCTCTTCGGGGAATCGCTCATGGCCTGGGCCCTCGGTAGATGAAGAAGTAGGCGAACCAGAGGGTGGCGATCATGGCGTCGCCCGGCGCGCCCACTGCACATAGGGGCCGTCATCCGTATCGAAGATCCCCATCAGGAACCACTCAGGGCCTGGCGATTCGGGATTCCAGGCGGTGCACGCAGCATCCTCGTCAGGAAGATCCTCGAGTTCGTCGCCAGAGTGCCAGCCTTTCAGTTCCAGACCTTGTTCCTTGACCCAGGCAATGTAGGGCGTCGGGTCTTCGCCTTCGCCAAAGCTCGGAATGTTCGGGTGATACCACCAGCCGCCTGCATCGCGCTTCACCTCGACCGGCCCGATCGGCTTGCTGCCGCTGTGCGCCTCACAGGGAGTGACGTAAACCACGTCGGAGTAATGCCCGCCGCCAGAGCTGAATTCCATCTTGCAGCCGCACTTGGCGGGTTCGCTGTTGACGAACGTAATCTTTTGTTCAGGCATAACTTCGTCCTTGCCGCTATAGCGGCTGACTTTGAAGGGGGAGGGGTTACAGGTTTTGCGGGTGGAGTACGGATGTACTCCTATCGAGATTTGGCGTTCAAGTGGCTGGATGTGTTGCGTTCCATTGCTCGAAAGCTTCTTGAGTGCTGGCCGCCGTGATCTTCTCGTCGCAGGTGTAGCAGTGCGCTACGCCGCCAGCGGCACCGACATCTCGATGACCGTTCTTGCATGGGTTCATGCGCCATTCAGTATCCTTGGGGCTCAGAAACTCGCGCATCTCAGTCAGCACCTGGTCATGCTCCAAGTCGTTCGGCTCGACGTCCTCGTTACACTCAATCTCGGTATCGAAGTTGGCGACGATGCGCTGGATCAAAGATTTCGCGGTGTCGTTCCGCTCATCCGCAGCGGTGAGCTGCACCTGCAGAGCATCACGCTCGGCGCGGTATTGGTTGATCTCATCCTGCGCCTGGTCAACGATCTCCTGCGCTTCGAACTTGTCGATCCAGTTGCCGATGCCTTCGGTCTTCACAACGCGCTTGCCGTCCGGCGAATGCAGGAACCCGTAGTGCTTGAGCGAACAGATCTTGTCCCAGTACTCCATGCCCTCACGCGTTTTGACGTTTCTCACGATGCATTCCTCGCTTCGGGATTTTCAGGATTCATCGTCATGCCGGAGAACTCTTCGGCTGTGGGCAAATCCTCCAGGCAGGCGAAGATCGGCATCCCCAGTTCGCGCGCCCGATGCACCTCGCCCAGCGTTCCGGCGCTGTACCGCCAACCATCAATTAGGACGACTGCGTCGCATCGCTCCATCAGCGCCAGGGTGCCCTCAAGGAAGAATTGGTCTTGATCGGGTAGGTCGTCATCGAAGTGCGCAGTGTTGGTGTGTGGGCAGAGCGGAAACCAACCAAGTCGTGCCGTGGCAACGGCTACAGCCCGAGCTGCCAGGATGTTGTCAGCAATCTTTTCCCGACTGGATGCCCGGTATGGGCCGGCCACATACACGACAGGGATTTTGCTGCGCATGGTCACCGGGTTGCGGCCGTGGTTGCCGTGGTACTTGTGCTGCAACTCGAACGATTTCCGCGCCGCTGCGGCCTCAAACAGAGACTCGAACCTTCCGAGGAAAATCTGCCTGTTGTTTTGATAGGCGTATGCCTTCCAGCTTGAACGCTCATCCCAGGAAACGCCGCGAACACCGGTCAGGTTCCCGCTATTGAGTTTTTGGTTCCTGGCGTTTTCCAAGTAAGTGGCAGGCCTGAGGTTGCTCCACCTGTTGTCCGCGCGATCGCCGTTTATGTGATCAACCAGGTCAGGAGGAAACTCGCCGACCATAAACAGGAACGCGAGTCGATGTAGGTAGTAGGGCTTCTTGTCGATTACCACTTTCAAATAGCCCTTCCGGTCTTTGGTGTTCGCCGCGGTACCGGCGGCAGTTCGGCTGCGGCCAATAACCCAGGTGAACACGCCGGTTACCGGGTTGTAATGCAGCAGCTCTTTCAGCTTTGCCTGAGATATGGACATTACGAGTTCCTGCCGGGCCATGCCCGGGCGGTGGAGTGGGGGAGTTATTCGCAAAGCCCGTAGGCTGAAGAGCAGCTGTTCTGGCTGTCGGTGCGGGCGATGAGGTCGACCATGTCGAACTGGCGGCCGCCGCGCGCGGTGTTGCTCCAGTCGACAATCCTGTCAATTCCGTGCGTGACGGCGCTCACCTTGTCATCTGAACGGACGGTGGGGTCGGTCACGGTGGCAAAGAACGTGGCCGCACCGCGCTTGCTGGCGATGCTCACCAGCCGCTCCCATTCGCGCACCCGGTCTACTTCCTCTGGCCATCTGGCTGCGATCTGCCGGAGCTCGTCTTTCGCGCACATAATGCAGGGCATGCAGCCAACGCGATTGCAGCCTTGCAAGTACAGCGGGTTCGGCTTGATGCCGGCGGCCCGGTGAGCCTCGAATACCGAATCAACCGTCCATTTCAAAATTGGTCGGTAGTTGAACAGGCCGCCTCCAACCTCATCGCACTCTGGTAGGTACTTGCGGGCCGGCGACTCATCAGCCCGAACGCCTTGCCAAGAAAGCAGCATGTTCTCGCCGTCCATGAGCGGCAGGTAAACCTGCTCGATGATCGGATTGCGCTTGAGCTCGTCGGTGCAGAAGCGGGCTTTGGTGCTGGGGAATCGACCTTTCCAAAGGCACAAGTCCAGAAACGGGTTGCCGGTTGGGTTCAGGACTTCTAAAGCACCCAGAACCACCGATTCCGGCACACCTTTTTCGCGCCACTTGGTCTCGATGAATTTGCGCTTGCCGGCGATCTGCCTGGAGAAGTCGGCCTTCACCCAGCGAATGGGAACGCCGGTGGCTTCAGCCAGGTAGTGGATGTAGTCGTACGTCTCTGGATGCTCATGCCCGGTGTCAGCCACTACAGCGCTGAGGTTCGGCACCTCCAGCTCGCGGGCGACCAGCAGCGTAGCAGTGCTGTCTTTACCGCCGCTCATGCTGACGATGTTGTGAATAGGCATAGGGGATCCTCGCCGGCTGGCGTGATTCGTTGATATGGGGGTGGGATTACTTCTTCTGAAAGGTCTTGGTCATCGCCGCGTTGACGCTGTTGCCGCGCTTCAGCACGACGCGGGCGAGTGCCGCCCGGTCTTTCTCGCTATGGCTGGCCTGGCTGAGCAGACCGAAGTAGCTGTTGGCGGGATTATTCGGCGCGACTCTTTCGGAAAGCTCTGGCGTCACCGGTCGTGCCAAGCGCCTCATCAATCGACCAGCCCTTCCGGAGCCGGTTTTGTATGGTCTGTGATTTGATTCCAAGCTTTTCGGCCCACTCACTCAGGCCGAGCGTTTCGCCGCGGAAGGTAATCAGCTTATTGGTGGACTGATTGCGGGCCTGTTGAACCCTTGTTGCCCAGCGGCAGTTGCCGGGCGAATAGCCTTTGTTTCCATCCTCACGGTCCAGCGTGAAGCCTTCCCCTGGGCATTCGCCCATGTCCGAAAGGAAGCGCTCAAAGTCATCCCACTCTGCGCAGATGCCGATTCCGGACCCGCCATACTGCGGGTAGTTGCTGGCGTTCTTATTCAGGCACCTGGCACGCATTGACCGCCATCTCTTGTGCGTCAGGCTTCCGGTATGCCCGTGGGTTACGTGATTGTTTTTCTCTTTCCGGATACAGCCGCAGCTTTGCGTTGCGCCGGAACGCATATTCCCCGCCACCCCTACGAACGCTGTTCCGCATGAGCAGATGCACTGAACGGATGAGGCGCTATCCCAGCGGGTAACGGTGAGCCGCCCGAATGTTTCGCCCGGTTCAAACTTTGCCATTGGTGCAGATCCTCGGTGGAAATTCTGAATATATGCGTTGTTGTCGGAGCGCTGCGACCTGTCGAGCTATCTACATCGCCAAACCGAAGGCAGTGCCGATCAGCAAGGAAACTGCGCGAGACCTGCCCGGACGCTTTAGACCGGCGGTATCTTTGATGCGCATGGCGGTGACCTATCAGGTCAGCGGCACGACCAGATTCAATTCGCACAGACCAGAAAGCCGTAACCTTCAGGTAGCGGGCGCGGTTGGGGTTGAGCGTTTCCAGGCGTTTGCTTGCTTGCCGATTGAAGCCGTTACCTCAATTGCCTGGGCGTGTTGCGGGATGCTGATAAAGCGGTTGTATTTGAAGAGCCGCATCAGGAACTCGACTACCTGCACCTTCTCGACCAGCAGGGTCAGGTGTGGCCGTTTATCCTGGGTTGCGTTGGCACGTGCAATCAGCATCAGCACTTCGATGCATTCGTCGATCATTCGCTTGCCGAGTGACTGCTTCAGGTCGCGGGGGATGTTCCGGGTCATCGTTGTGGCCATATGCAGCAGGCCCATCGAAGCCTTATAGATCGCAAGTTCCGTATGCATTGCCATGTGGCTCGCTCTCCAAGAGCAACCGGCCGCAAGCGGCCGGATTAAATAAGCGAATTAATCAATAAGTTCGCTGCGGACGGGGCGGACACGGAGCTCGCCGAACTTGCCGCCGTAGAACTGATGGCCAACAACGAAGTACATGAAGAATGCGTAGTAGGCTGAGCGCTGCGAACTCGACCAGTACCATGTGTCGCGAAACGCTTCGGCGCCGCCTTCTTGGAAGGCTTCGTGCACGGTTTGCAGAGGGTCTTCCTCGCTGTACAGCTGGCCTACAGGTTCACTGTGCGGGTTATCGCCATTGCGTGAGTTCGCCCAGTTCTCTTCGGTGGTGGGCTTGAAGTGACGGTATTGCAGTTCCTGGACATCTCGCGCCGGAATCGCCCAGTCAGCGTGCCCGCCAATGGTCAGCGCCAGAACCTTGATCGCCAGTTCGCTACCGGCCGCCGCCATAGCATGGGTGTTCGACAGGCTGTTGGTAAAGCTGTCGGCCCCTTCGACCTTCTCGCCGTACTTGCCCCATTCACCGACCAGCTCGTGCTCAGCACCGGCGGTGATATGCAGGGAGCGCTTACCGTTGGCTGGGTCGCGGGTAATGCCGGTGACGAAACCGCCGCCGTAGGCCTGGCCGATGGCCGGGATGGCTATTGCTGGTGCTGCTTTCTCAACTGCGGACATGATGATTCCTCTTTTCGAAGGCAACAAAAAAGGCGCTGTGCGCCCTGGTATGCCGGATCAAGAACGAATGAATGAAGGATTAAATAAAGAATCTGCGGACGGGGCGGACACGGAGCTCGCCGCCCTTGGCGCCGTTGAGCTGAATGCCATCACCGAAGGTCATGAGGAAAGCGTAGTAGGCTGAGCGCTGCGAAGAGGACCAGTAGTAGCAGTCCTGTGCGAACACCTCGGGACAGTTAAGCCAGCCCTGGTACAGCTCGGCAGCAGCCGGCAGATAGAAGTCGTGGTGACCATCAGCCTGGTACTCGGCGCACGCGTCGGCGGCTGGATACTCGCGCTCGTCATCGTTACCGATCAGCACCTGGGTGTTGGTGTAGCCGTCGGTCTTGCTGAGGCCCTTCACTTCGACTCCGCGGCCGCCCCACTCAAGACTACCAACGTCCGTTGCAGCGATGATCAGGTAGTGCGCTGGCACGTCACCGCGAGCGTGAACCAAACCGCCATTGAGCCCACCCTGGCCCGGCCACGGTTGGCCGATCTCCGGGATAGTGGAAGGCGCTACTGGCTGCACATTCGCCGCCGGCGGAAGCACCTGGGCGAACACGCTGGCGATCGCCAGTTTTGCCAGAGCACTGGATGGCATCTTGATAGACACGTCGCCGTGCTTCAGGGTGATCATTTCGGTTTTCATGCGGTTACCTCAGATAGGCGCCGCCCTCCGGTTACCGGATGCAGCGAGTAGGGTGCGTTATTCGTCGTGGCAGATGCGAAGAGCTTCGCGGTTATAGGCGAGCAGTAATTTTGCCGACACGTTTTCGGGTATCACGTATTCGTGTCGCGGCGGTGAGAGGAACTGCGCTGACCCTGCTGGGCCGAGGCCGTGCAGGTGGTGAATCATCAGCGTCATGGCCTCGCCCTGTTCCTCGATACCGTGCCAGGCCATTAGGTCAGCCAAGGCCTGGCGTGTGCCAGCCATGGTGTGGAGTCGTAACTCTTCCTCGCCGCGAGTCTTTCGCCTCGCCGCAGTCTTTGCTGATCGTTCTTTCTGCGCGGCAGCCATGGCCTACCTCTTCTATTCCGCTGGCCGGCAGTGCGAGCCAGGTTTGACGTTTGCGTTGCTTGATGCGGGCTATGCGGCGCATGAATCGACCTTCACCTGACGCCAGGCGCCGACAGCTTCGAAGATCCGCGCGGCGTGCGCCTCATCCAGCGAAATCGCTTCCGGGATGGCGATCCAGCCCGAGGCCACCATCTGGCTTTGGTTGGCCTCGTCGCGCAGCTTCTTGTAGCAATGCTCGATCACGTCTTCCAGGTGGTCGGAGAGGTAAACGCCATCGGGCGCCACCTCCACCGATTTGCTGTAGCGGTCGCCGCGGGCGTCTATGCATAGGGTGCTGAGGTATATCGTCCACCGGTGGGGAATGCCGCAGACAGCCTGGCCAATCTTTCCCGGTGCGATGTTCTTCAGCGATTTGTAGTTGATCATGCCCTGGCGACCGCTGGGGTCGATGTTCACCACTGCGACATGGTTGGATGCCAGAAGCGAGCGGCACGACCGGGCAATGCGAGCCTGGAGGTTATGCGGCTTGCGCTTGCTCATAATGCCTCCGCGAGTTTGCGCAGCGCCTTACGTTCTGCCGCTGTGATAGACGGCTTGCGGCGCTTGAGGATGGTTTCGGGATCGATCTTGGTGGAGCGGGGTGGTGGCAGCGGTTTGCGTGGCGGGCTTGGCAACTGCGCGACTGTCCCGCCTGCTGCCAAGAACTCCGCCGTGCGCTCCGATATCGAGTAAGCGTCCTGGTGGTGCTGCTCGACCAGGCTGAGATTGTTGCTGACGTAGGTCATGCTGCGATCCCCAATACTTGGTTCATGCGGTCTTCAAGGATTTCGTAGAAGGTCTTCACGCGCTCCGAGAGCTTGCGGATCAACGCTTCGTCCCGGTATGCGCGCTTGATGAACAGGGGCATGCCGGGCCAGTAGCAAACAAAGTCGATCCACTCGCGTTCCGATATCCACAGGCCACCCTGGCACTGTGCGACGTGTTCTTTTGGAATCTCGCCAGACAGGATCACCTCGACCTGAAACTTCGGCAGCTTGGTTTTGATTTCCGTCAAGCCCGTGGGGCCTACCAGTGAGTCAGGCGAATAACCGGCGCCGTGGTTGAGGATGATCGCCACCTGGTTGGTTTCGACTTCCTCGCGCTGCTCGTAGAGCTTGCGGGCGACACCTTCCAGCTCATGACCGCGCTCGGTGTGTCGGTTGCCCATGAACGGGTCGGCCGCTTCACCGGTGATGCGCTCGCCGATCAGCGTGTTCATGTAGGTGAAGGCACCAGCGCCGAAACCTGCCTCGCCCTTGCCGTTAACCAGCAGGCATTCCAGCTCAGAGCAGGTGACAATGCCCAGGCGCAACGCAAGCCACTCAGGCGAGCCCTGCTCAACTTCTGTGATGATCTGCATGACTTACTCCTGCGGCCTGCTGGCGGCCTTGCTGATACGAGCCGAGACGGCATCGAATTCGGACTTGAAGACGTTGGCGGCACAGCCGTACTTGGCTTTGAAGTTGTCCTGGAGTACCTGACTGCACTTCTGCAGCAGTGCGTCGAGCTGTGCCGCCTGTCCGTGTGTGATGACAGGTTCAGGAGCCGGCTCAGGACCCGCACCATTTCCATCGTCGTCCTCATTGGTCAGGACGACGTTGAAAATCATCATTGTCAGGTAGCGACGGGCGTAACTGAAGGTAGATCCTGCTGCATGAACGCCGGTCTTGTTCACGCTGCCTTTGATGCCTGCAGAGTCGATAGGAAGATCGACGTGATAGGTCTTTGTGTGCCCGGCCTCATGCATGCAATCGCAGACAGTGCGGATGTAACCGACCAGAGGGCTATCGCCAGTGCCAAACGACAGCGAAAACCCGTGCAGCGTGTAGACCGGTGAAATCTTGCGATCAATCGACTCAAGAGCCGCATAGGCGCTGCTCGTTTGGGCGTTGAACTTGTCACGGAACACCGGGCCGATTTCTGCTTGGGCCCTAACCATCGCGGCGTTGAAGGCAGCTGCTGCCGTACGGTCCGTGTGGCGCTCGTACATCTCCATCATCTTCTGCATTTTGTCTGCATCGAATGCTGGGTCTGTCGCGGCGCGCTGGATCATTGTCAGCATCGCGGTTGATTCATTGGTGGTCGCCGGGCTGGCGACCTGCTGAGTTTCTGTGCGCTCAGCCAAGGCTGCGTTAGTCATGGCGACCTCAATAGGAAATGGTGATAGCTGGGATCTTGCGCTGAGCAATCAACTTGACTGCCTGCTTGGCGCATTCCTCTGGCATGCCGCCTGCGATGAAGGCTTCCAGGGCAGTGCGATTAATGGCGCGGCGATGCGCCTCGTCGCGTTCGCGCATCTCTTGCTGACGGACAATTTCGGCGGCGGCCGCATCAGCTCGTCGGCGCTCATCTTGGCGGGCCAATTCGGCAGCCTCTTCAGCGCGTCGCACCGCAGCGATGCGTTCTTGCTCAGCGCGCTGCTCGGCGGCGATGCGATTGGCTTCAGCCTGTGCCGCTGCAGCGCGGGACTGTTCGGTTTGCAGCTCCAGTTGCAGGCGCTGGCGTTCGGCGGCGGCCTCGGCATCCAGTGCGGCCTGTGCGGCGGCGCGCTGAGTGGCGGCGGCCTGGTCCAGCAGTTCCTGTTCACGGCGCGTTGCGGCATCGCGTTCGGCCTGGGCCTTCTGCTCAGCTTGGAGCCTGGCCTGTTCTGCGGCTACCCGGGCAATCTCTGCGTCACGGTCGCGCTGGGCCTGAGCTTCTGCCTCGGCACGGAGGCGGGTCAGTTCGGCCTGTTCGGCCTCGTACTGGGTGCGCTCGGCGTGCAGGGTGCGCAACTTCGCCAGGGTCTGGTCCTTCACCTGGGCCGCTTCAGCTAGGAACTCTTCCCAAGAATCGTTGATTTCAATGGCTTCGAGGTCGGCGATTACCCGGGCAACTACGGACGCAGGAGGTGTTGCGCCGAACAGCGCCATGTCCTTCATGCTGTCGATACCATCAACGTGCTTATCTTTGCGCGCCTGGTCAGCGTTTTCCCAATCCGTCAGGGGCTGGCGGGTGGAATCGCGCAGGTTGTCCATCTTGGTGACGAACTCGCGCAGTTCAGCCTCGACCACCTTGGGCATTTCCTTGAGGCGCTTCAGGTAATCGCGGCCGGGTGTTTCTACTGCCTTTTTGGACTTGCTCACCGTTGCAGCCAGGGATGCAATTCGAGCGCGACCTTTCACGGTCGTCAGGTCCGGAACCTCGGCAGTGACTTCGGCCTTCACCGCGTCGAAGAACTGGCCCAGGCCACCGGCAACGTAGATGGCCGGCGCGTTGTCGGCGCTGATGTCGTCGATAGTGATGATTTGCTGTTGTGCGGACACGGTGACTCCCTGCCGCGATGCTCGCAGCGATTGAAGGTGTTGGTTATTGGGTGATCAGGCCGCCGATGGCGGGGCCCAAGAAAACGATCGTGAGGAAGGTCAGGCCAACGATGGCCGACAGAGCGCGGATGGCGCGGCGCCGGTGCCGCTGGTAGGTGGTCACACCTTTACTTCGTAGGCGACAGTCCACTCACCGCACAGACAGGCCCGGCGGCTCCAGGCGTGGACGTTCTCGATACCGGCGTCGTAGGCCAGCGACAGGGCGCCAAGCCAGGACTTGTGGGTGAAAGCCAAGGTCATGCTGTTCATGCGGCCTCCTTGCGCTGCCTGGTGATTTTCAGGAGGCGCTGGCAGTAGTGGTTGAACTCTTCGGTGGTGATTGCGCTGCCGGTGAGCATGTTGGTGATCATGTTCAGGACGACGCGCTGGGCGCCGGGCTCGCTGGCTGGGTGCTCCAGGGCCTCGAGCGCCTCATCGATCAGGATGTGAGGGCTCATAGATCGGCATCCACGTCGTCTTCTGCCGCTTCCCGCTCCGCTGCTACTGCGTCGGCGGCATAGGGCCTAAGCAGGTCCATAGCGATGCGCTCTGCGGCTTCGATGGGGCGGGGCTGGCCGATTAAGTCAGCAGCGTGGCCGCGCGAGTCGGCCTGGCTGCCCAGGATCGAAGACAGGAACAGCCGGGCAAGCGAGTCGCGCTCATCCAGGCCGTCGATCTGGCGCTGGTTCAGGTGGCCTTGCAGGTACGTGCAGAACCGATCGAATGTCACCACCTGCGGCTGGCCGTAGCGGCGCTTCCACTTGATGTCCATGCCGCACACCAATTGCTCGGCCGAGTGCTCCAGCCACTCTTGCTCCGGGTCCGCCTCGCTGATCTCTGGAGGCAACTGAGCGTCGTAACGCTCCTGGCATATCTTCAATGCTGCGTTCATGCTGCCTCCGGCCAGTGGCGCTCAATGCTCTCTTTTGCGTAGGTGGAAAGCCGCTCGTAGCCGTTCACGCCACCGCAGCCTGGCATCGTTCCTTCCAGCTCTACGCAGGCGCGGATGTCGCAACGGCGCGAGCAGACCCAGCCGCCGTAGTGGCACTGGTAGACCTCACCTTTCGGCTCAGGGTGATAGGCGAGGCCACCTTTCCAAGATGGCGAGCCCCGCAACTTGAGGCCGCAACCACGGCAGACTGCTTGGGTATCGGTACAGTGGTGCATGGCGACCTCCAGTGTTTGGGGTTAGGCGGAACGGGCGGCGAGCATGGCGTCGGCAAGCTGATATGAGGTCTCAGCGATATGCGCTGCGTATTTGGCGAAACCCTGCTCGCGAACGGTCTTGCCGAAGTCCTTTTCGCGCTGCATCTGGCCTTGTAGCGCTTGGGCCGCGAAGTAGTCGCGCAGGCTCATACCGAAATACTGAACGCCGCCTCCGTCTGGATGGACGATAGGGAATGCGGTACCGCCGTCTGGATCACTCATGACTCTCTCCATTCGTTGGTTCACCTGTATTCGTTCAACACTCCTTCCTCCCGCTGGTTGCCGATGGGCGCGGGTTGAGTGCTGACGTAATAGAGGCGCGTAAAAAAGCCCAGTCGAAACCGGGCTTTTCCCTCTCTACGTACAAGCCTGCCGGGCGCATGTGGCGTCGGGCGGCTGGATATCTGTTACATGGCTGCAAATCCTCCGCGCTGATTGAATGCATCGGCTTTCAAAGTGTTGCTCGCCTGCATCGGGGTGTGATCTGGCCGGTGCTGGTCTCCGGCTTTCGATTGTCCTGACCTTGATCAGAGCCTGAGCCGTGATCGCCACGCTCCTGTCCGGCTGAAAGCAATGCCGGTATGGGTGCCAGTCAGTTATTGCCCATCAGCCTGGGCATTCAGATCACACTCCGATACAGCCTCTCCCTATACGAGTCTCCCCAAGGAAAGGATCGGGCCAATTTTCGTCTGGCTGACGTGCAAGGAGAGGGTTAGGCCGTAGCCTTGGCGATGGCCGCAATGATCATCCCGTAAGGCATGTCCTCGACACTGTCTTCATCCATCAGGCTTTTCATGTACTCGGCAAGTGCAAGCAGGTCAGGCGCAGCGGCGATCAGCTTGGCATTGGCTAAAGTTGATCCCTGCTTATGCTTCCGATGAAAAACCACCGCATTAGCGATTCCCCATCCGTCTTTGTCGTAAACGATTTGGGCTTGCTGTCCGCCACCAACATGCCAAGGGCCAGGCGTGTGCTTATTCATCACCGTCTCCATTCATTTGCTAGTGATCAGCTTCGCCAGCTCGGCTTCATGAAACTGTGCTGTTTCAACCTTGTCGCTAGCGGCTGCGTTGTAGGTAGTAGTTCGGCTTCTGCTGAAGCCAAGTTCGCTGGATCGGGCCGCATGTTTCTGGTGAAGCTGCGCAAGCCCTTTGCGGGCAGACAGAGCTTTATTCGCCGACTCAATTATTTTTTCAAGTTGTTCGATCTGCATTTCTGCCTGCTCCAATTTAGGGCTTCCAAATACCTCCAGGGGGTCTAGAGGCATTTGTGAAACCAGATGGCTACCTGAATCAGCAGGGAGCCATCTGTACCCGGTCACGCTACTGGCGTCAGGCCGGGGTGGTTCGTTAAGGTTCCGGTTACGCGTCCGGTGCCATGGCTGCCTTGCGCCTAAGCGCTGCCCGACATGGCCGACTTGATGCAGGTGGCCTCGTTGCGAGGAGTGTTGCTTCGTCCACATCCCAAAGCGCCCTCGTCGAAGGCGCTTCAGTGATGCTTCATGGCTTATCGAGCCCTTTTACGCCGCCTCGGGCCTCAATCAGAGATTCGATGATCTCTTTAGGGACATATCCAAAAACCGCAGATGTTTGGTCGCCTTGGCCATCTTGGTATGGCGCTAACTCATCCATCTGGGCCGATGGAAAACCAACTTCGAATTCGTAGTACTGGTCGTAGTCATCGAAGTCGCAGCGTGGTGCGCAGTAGTGATTTGTTGATGCTTGTACTGACAGGCTGCTCCCGTCGCCCAGCAGAAGCCGTGTGGTGATTTTCTTCCACGCTGGATCGCGGCCTTCTTGCATCCATTCAGTGAAATGCTTGTTCATGTCGCGTACTCCGTTGTTCGTTTGATTTTCCGGATGACCCTGTCTCCAAGGTCATCGAGGAAATCTGTTGTCTCCACCACGCGCATCGCCCGATTCATATCTTTGGCCAGGTCACACATTTCGTGTCCGGTGTTCTTCCTGGCTGGCTTGCGTGGTTTCGCGTACTCACATCTGGTGAGCACGGCCAGTTCCAGAGCTGGCGTGGAGATCGAATTTATTGTTCGCACTGTGCCCGTTGCCGGGGATCGATCTGCGAAGGTCCTGAGCTGTTAAAGAGCGTCGGGCCCTGGGGCCCTGGCGAGTCCCTGTTAGGTGACTCGATGGAGTGAACAATACCGATGGCATTATTATCAGTCAATACCGATGGCAATAATATTTTCCGAAGGCAATAAAAAACCCGCGCAGGGCGGGTTAATTTTTCACATTCCTGCGTTATCTGGCGTACATGCCCCACCAGAAGACGTGCCCAAGAATCGCTATCTGCTCGTCTTGCATCTGGCTGAAGCTGTATTCCTCATCAGGGTGATCGTCACGATTGAAGCTGCGTAGTCGAATCCCTTGAGGCAGCCTAAAAAGCTGTTTTACGCGGAGCTGGCCACTGTGGTTGATAGCGTAAAGGTCGCCGTCAATAACATCGCCCAGGGCCGTTTTGCCAAGGTCGACGCCAACCGTGGCGCCATCTCGAAGCACCGGCAGCATGCTGTTGCCTCGTACGGTTACGCATTTTGCGTGACCAAACTGGACGTTGTTTTCTCGAAGATTTTTCTTCTTGAATCGAAGGGTTTCCCCAATATCCTCTTGAATCACAAAGCGGCCGGAACCAGCAGCCAACTCAACCTCCCGCAAAAATGGGACCTCTACCTCATCGTCTCGAAGCGGAGTTTGCTCATCCCACTCATCTATATCGGTGAGCTCAGAAGCATTGGATGTGGAGTCTCGAAAATCGTCGTCGATGAGCCTTTTCACGGATGCCCGCGCTCGCAGGTCAGTAGCGAACCCAACCATATCGGATATCTGCCGGGCGAGGCGGGGGCTGAAATCCTCCACCGGCACATCCAATATTTTCGAGAACTCCGCAGCCACCGGTGCGTTGAGCGGGTTTACGCCGTTCAGGTAGTGGCTCACAGAGCTTTGATTCATATCGAGAGCGTGCGCGAGCTTTTCCTGGGTCAGACCCAGGTCGCGCTTCTTCGAATTGAATATCGCCTTGAGCTTATCCGACTCGGCTTTTCTTTCTGGGTCTAGGGCTTTCTTGGTCATTCGCGAATCTTATTCCCGCCAGTAATACTATCCAAATGCCAATGGCATTTACTTTGGCAAATGCCATAGGTAATATCTCGCCATGAGTAACCCATGGGAGAAGACCATGAATCGCGTTCACATCAAGGAATTCGCAAATCAGCTCGGCCAGACCGAAGCGGCGATCCTGCTCGGCATGACCCAGGGCGGCCTCAGTAAGGCCATCCGTGTGGGTCGCGACGTTTACGTAACCAAGCAGGACGACGGCACCTACACCGCCGAAGAAGTACGCCCATTCCCAAGCCAGTCGATCGCCAAGAAATCGGCTGCATAACCCTTTCGAACAACCAAGGAGCCTCACCAATGGCATACGACGACACACGCCACCTGAAAGACCGGGAGATCAAGTCCCGTTATGACGATGAAACCTACGAAGCGTTAAAGGCCGTGGCCCGCCTGCACAAGCTGCAGCTGGCCGTGTTCGTGCGCATGTGCGTCGAGGAGAAGTTGGAAAGCATCGTTGAACCGAATGCTACCGGTAAACACATGCAGGCCTGAAGGCCCTGAAGGAGGCTTACGTGCCTGAAACCACGATCTGCCACGGGATCGATGGGCGCCTCTACGAAAAGCTTGAACGGTTGGCAGCAGCGGAAGGCATGACGCCTGACGAGTACGCCGCAAAGCTTGGAGCAGAACGCTTTTTCGAGAAGACCAGGCCAAGAGGGGCCGGAAAAATCCGGCATCTACCAACGACACGGCGTGACCCGCCGAAGGCCGTATTAGGGCCTGAAAAAGGAGGGACTGATGAAGACCCGAATCCATAAACCCAAATCGCAGGCACAAAAAAGCCAGGTTCGCGGCCTGGCTTCTTTAACTGCATACAGCAAAATCATCTGTGAGGCCGATTATGCATACCTCTAACACCGATGTACAGGCCCTGAATAATCCCGCGCCACGTTTTTCTATTTCTGAAAACGTGGCGCGGACAATGTCGTCGCGAGAAATCGCCGATCTGACCGGCAAGCGGCACGACAACGTCAAGGCAGACATTCGCAACATGCTTGCCGACCTCAAAGAAGATGTCCTGACTTTTCAGGGTATCTATGTGGACGGAATGAACCGGCAGCAAACCGAATATCTGCTAGACCGGGAACACACTGACTGCCTTCTCACCGGCTACAGCGCGGCAATGCGCATGGCCGTTATCAAGCGCTGGCGAGAACTGGAAGGTGGCCGTGTCATTGCAACCCTCCCTGACTTCTCAAATCCGGCAGCGGCTGCCCGCGCGTGGGCGGACGAGGTAGAGCAGAAGCAGGCGGCTGAACAGGCCAGGCTACAGCTCTCTGTCGAGGTTCAGGCCCAAGCCACGAAGATTCACTCCCTGGAGAACCTGTTCAAGGAAGGGATGACCCACACCCAGTTCTGCAAGGGCCTCAATGGGGTCAACGTCATGCAGGTGGGGAATTACCTGGAAGGCCGCAACTGGCTCTACAACGAGAGCAAGTCCGGCACCCGTCACCGTGTGGGCTCGTACGCCCGCGACAAGTACATGACCGAGCACCAGGTGGAAGTCACCCCGCACGGCAAAGACCCATTCATCTCCTACACGCCGATCCTGCTGAAGAAGGGCGCCGCACGCCTGTACGACCTGTACCTGGCCGGCGATCTGCCCATGAAGAAGACCTGGGACGGCCTGTACACCCACGACAAAGCACTGAGGGCCGCGTAATGGCCGGGGATTGGATCAAAATGCGAATAGACCTTCAGACACACCCGAAAGTGTTCCGCATGGTGTCCGCATTGCAAGCGGACAGATTGCGGATTATCGGCGGACTGCATGTTGCGTGGAGCATCTTCGATACCCATTCCAGTGACGGAGTGCTGGTTGGTTACACCGTGGATGCGATGGATGCTGTAGTGGGCTGGCCAGGTTTCACGCAGGCGATGATCGACGTGGAGTGGGCTTCAGTTAATGACGGCGGAAGCCTCGTAATGCCTCGCTTTGACGAGCATAACGGAGCTAGCGCCAAGCGCCGCGCCAACGATGCTGAGCGCAAGCGCAACGACCGGAAAAACCCTGTCCGAAATTTGTCCGCTTCTGATGCGGACAGTTTGCGGACCAGAGAAGAGAAGAGAAGAGAAGAGAAGAAAGAGCAAGATCAAAAGCAAGGTGCTGGCGCACCGGCGAAGGCTGGCAAATTCGATCCTCTCACTGCCAAGCCGGTGAACGTGTCCGACAAGGCCTGGGCCGACTGGTGCCAGCACCGCAAGGAGATCCGTAAGCCGCTGACCGCCAAGAGCTGTGAGCAGCAGGCCAAGGCGCTGGCGGGCCATTCCGCCCCCGATCAGGTGTTGGCGACCTCGATCAGCAACGGCTGGACAGGAATTTTCCCGGACAAACTCTCTAGCAACGTCCACCAGTTCCCACAATCGCGCCACACCGGTTTCGCAGAGCGCGACTACACCGCAGGGCTGATTCAGCGTGAGGACGGTTCCTATGCGATCTGAGCCAGCAGAACAGACGTCGCCCGAGTTCCCGCCAGGCACTCGAATTCAGCCTGCCACCTGTGAGGCCCACGGCGACTTCGAGCAGAAGGTATTCCCTGTCCTGGGCAAGGAGCTGAAGAGCGCCTGCCCTGAGTGCAGCCGGATCACTCGCGAGAAGACCGAGGCCGCCGAGCAGGCCAGCAAGGCAATGGAGATTCGCATGGCGATGGAGCGCAAGCTCGGCGCCGCGCTGATCCCCAAGCGATTTGCGGGCAAAACTCTGGATGGGTACGTCGCCGCCACGTCAGAGCAGCGTAAAGCGCTGAACACCTGCCGCCGGTACGCCGCTGAGTTCAAGGAGATCGCCGAGGCCGGTCGCTGCCTGCTGCTGCTGGGCAAGCCCGGCACCGGCAAGACGCATCTGTCGGTCGCCATCGCCAACGAGATCATGGCCAGGTCGAGCGCCACGGCGGTGTACCGCACCATCGGGTCCGTGCTGCAAGCGATCCGAGCCACGTACGACCGCAGCAGCGACCAGAGCGAAAGCCAGATTCTCGCCAGCCTGATCAGCCCCTCGCTGCTCATTCTGGACGAGATAGGCGTCAGCAAGGAAAAGCCCAGCGACTTCGAGCTGACCACTCTGTTCGCAATCATCAACGGCCGATACGAGCAGATGCGCCCCACGGTGATCGTTTCCAACCTGGAAGCCAAGGCGCTGCCGGATGCCATTGGCGACCGCTGCATTGATCGGCTTCGGGAGGGCGGCGTGATCGTAATCCCGTTTGAGTGGGAATCGCAGCGCGGAAAGGAGGGTTTTTGACATGGCAGTTACCAGCATTCGATACAGCACCGCCCAGGCCAAGCCAAAGCCGCAGGCCGGGGACGAGCGCTTCCTGAAGGGGCGAGGCGTCCAGCAAATCCGCCAACAGCAGTACAGCAAAATGTACCGCGCCTACATGGTCAGCAACGGCCGCCCGGTATGGGAGTGGGTTGACAAGGGCAGCGAGCGAGATCGCACGTCTGAGGCGTGGCTCCAGGCGCGTAAGTTGGAGCGCATGGCGTTGATCGCAGAAGCAGCGGAGCAACGGACATGACCGACAAGATGCGTGAAGAGTTTGAGACCGCTGTTGCTTTGGAGGCTAAAGAGCCCGTGCTGGCGGTGTACCTGAGCCGACGTGACGACACCTACAGCACCAGCACCCTCCATTTCGCATGGTGGGCTTGGAAGGCCTCCCACGCGGCGCTGCTGAAAAAGCAAGTCAAGGAGCAAGAAGAGTTCCTTGACCACCTTGCCGACTTTGAGCAAGAGGACACTTTCCATGGCTGACCGCACCGAACTGAAGAGGCTAGCCGAGGCCTGCGGCAACCTGAATTGGCGTTTCCTGCAAGAGAATTGGACCGAGTACGCCATCCGTGACGATCACGGCTACATCGCGACAATGCGCGTGAAGAGCGCAAAACAGCCTGGTCCTGATTCGGATCGCGAGGTAAAGGCGAAATTCCTCGGCGCAATGACCCCGACCGTTGTGCTTGAACTGATCGCTGAAAACGATCGGTTCAAATCCGATCTTCGCGAAATGACCAAGTTCAAAGAGCACATGGTTGAGCTTCGCGAGACGCACGGGTTCGATAGCTGGTCCGCAGCTTTGGTCGAGGTTGACCGCCTCAAGGCCGAGAACGAGGCGCTGCGCAATGCCTTGGCCGAGTGCATCAACTCCTTGAAAGGGGAAATGCTCCAGAAGTTCGGCGGACAACTGCCGGAAGATATGCACCCTGTGATGCGCCGGGAATATGACCGAGATGTGGCGGAGTTGTACGGGTATCGCGCAGCCCTGGGCAAGGGAGACCAGTCATGACCGATATTCGCTACGAAGAATCCAAGCGGCAGTGGGCGGCATTTGTCCTTGAAGAGACATCTGTTTGGCCAAGCGATGAGCCACGACTCGTTGTCGAGTACACCGTGTTCGGCTTGGGCTGGGAGGAAAACGGAATCTACGGCGTTCGCGGAAAGGTCGGTATCGAGCAGCTCCAGAGCATCGAGAGCCAGTTGAAGGCCGACGAGGAAATCGGTGAGCAGCACCTCATGACCAAAGGCGAAGGCGACTACCTGCTGGCGGTGACCTACGACAGCGGCGAAACCGATGATTACGGGCGCGTTATTCACTCGCCTTACTGGGATGTGAGCGTGATTGGATTCCGCACCTTTGACGAAGTGATTTCCCAGCGCGTGGCAGGCAGTGGAGAGCAGCCATGACCGACAAGATCAGCGTCAACTGCCGTTCCATGCTCACCGAGGCCATCACCCGCATGTCCAAGATGTTCGAGGACAAGCACTTCGTGGTGGTGAGCCTTCGCCCGGGCAAAGACCGCACCCTGGACCAGAACCGCCTGTGGTTCGCGATGTACAAGCGTATCGCCGAGATGACCCAGCTGGGCGACCCGGCCGAGGCTCGCAAGTACTGCAAGCTGCACATCGGCGTGCAGATACTGCTGAACGAGGACGCCGGCTTCCAGGCCGAGTGGTACCGGGTAATGCGTCACCTGCCATACGAAACGAAGCTGGACATGATGGGCGAGTGCCACCTGTTCGGGCCTGACGGCTTTCCGGTGACCAGCCTGTTCAATCGGGCCCAGGGAATCGCCTACACCGACCGCATCGTCGCGCGCTTTGCTCCGCAGGGCGTGTACTTCTCTGACCTGCTTAGCCAGGAGGCAGCATGAAAAGTGGACATGAGCGCCCAGTGAACTCCTTGGCGGCAAGAGTGGTTTCGCGTGGTGAGTCATTCGAATATCGAGGGCTTGAGACTGAGGTTTGCTCATCCCTGCCTATCCCCATAAAGGAATTGCCCGAAGGCATGGAAAACCTCGTCGGTAGAAAATTCGGTCGATTGGTTGTGTCTGGATGGATTGGACAGGGTAAGGGTCGGTGGTCGTGCCGTTGCCAGTGCGGGAACTACGTTGTCCGCCGGTCGAAGGCTATTTGGCAAGCTGCGACGGATGCCTCATGCCAGCAGTGCTATCTGATGGCCGTTTCCAAGCGCAAGGAATTCATCCGCAGGACTGGGAAGCAGTGTGAGACTCGGGAGTTCCTTGTATGACCATCGAACGGAAGCCGGCTAAGCCGAAGAAGTGCCGCGTTGCTGCGTGCAGGGCCTCATTTATCCCTTCGCGCATGGCGCAGGCTGTTTGCAGTCCAGCGTGCGCTCTGATCGATGGGCAGCGTCATGCGCCGAAGGCCCGCAAGGCTCTGGATCAGATCGAGCGCGCCGATATCAAGGTCCGCAAGGAGAAGCTGAAGAGCAGGGCGGATCACCTACGGGAGGCCCAGGCTGCGGTGAACGAATACGTTCGCCTGCGTGATGCGCACATGCCTTGCATCAGCTGCGACTCCACGCCGAACGACAACGACCTCATGACCGGAAGCCGCTGGGACGCTGGGCATTACCGATCCGTGGGTGCCTGTCCGGAGCTGCGCTTCGAGCCGCTGAACATCCATCGCCAGTGTGTGAAGTGCAACCGCAACCTATCCGGCAATGCCGTGGAATACCGCATTCGCCTGGTCCAGCGCATCGGCGCCGAGAAGGTAGCCTGGCTGGAGGGCCTGCACCCGGCCTGCAAGTACACCGTGGAAGAGATCAAGGCCATCAAGGCCAAATACCGGGCAATGACCAGAGAACTGAAAAAGGGGCAGGCAGCATGAAGATCAATTCAGCGCGCCAGGCGTGGCATGACTGCAAATACAACCCGGCCCCTGGCCAGACCTCAGACGTAGTGCAGTTGGGTGTGGTGGTGCAGAGCACCGAGCGAGGGCCCACTGCAAACCACGCGGTGCACGGGGCACTGGCCGGGCATATCCAGTCTGCAATCGCCCGGCTACATCCGCAGATCCGCGTGTTCGGTGACTTCATGTACGCCGCCGAGCAGAGCGACGACATCCGAGAAGCGGCGGAAGAAGTCGTTTTCCTAGTGGTGCAGAATCGATCACCAAGGATGACGGCGGCTAAGCGCGAGAAACTGGAGTTTGTGGTGAAGGGGGTGATGCGCCGATACCGGCACATGCACCAGGGCGGACAGTCGGCCAACGAAGACCCGTGCGCCAACGCTGAGAAGTTCCGGGCCTGGATGTGGCAGTTCTACGGCGTGCGCCTGGAGTCGTGCAATTGGGAGCGGGACTGGGGTGGCGTTCTGCAGCTGATCTTCGAGTGCTGCGAGGATCTGGACCGCCGGGCATTGAGTCCCGTTGCAGCGGTGATTTATGAAATGCGCGAGGCCGTATGAGGGCCTATTGCGTTCCCGTGCGGCTCATGTCATGATTTCGCCACTGTTAGAGTTTTGCCTTCGGCAACTTAGGCGGTTGAGGCAGCTTGGGCCAACAGCAGCAACCAGGTAATGGAGTGGCTCCGCCAAAAAAATCGCCCGACTCGCATCCGCTATAGTGCGTATCGCCAACACCCTTAGGGGGAGGGGGCAAATTGCAGGTGAATCCCAAGGCTGATTGGGTTAAATGAGATTTCCAGGGGACGATAGAGGCAACCTGGTAAGCCGGAGATCAGCACCGGCCATCTGCACTTATTCCGAGCCCGGCCATCGCGCCGGGTTTTTTATTGCCTGAGTTTCACCTGTAGCCAGGACAGCCCTCGGGAAGGCCTGGACGTCGATAGCCGGATAGTGCGGCGTACGGAATCAACACCGGCAGCCCGCGCACTCTGACCTCACATGCTTGTGGAGTGGCGCGAGACAGGAAGGGCGCGATCGATGCATTGGGGCGTCGACACCTGGGTCGTCTTCGGCAGACAGCGCGGAAAGACGCGCGCACCTATTCAGGGCCTCGACATTGATCGGTGCCTTTTCGTTTTCGGCCCCGCCACACCCATTGCCCCGAGCTGGGAGTGCCGCCGGGGCTGATTCAATTTGCCGCTGCTCCCCAGCGTTTGGCCGACCACACCGGCCCTTTTATTCCTGGTGCCCCCTATGACAGAAGTGTCGCGCATTGCAGACAGCACCGCGTTCAAGGTCGCCGTGCCGATACTGCAAACAGTTCTGTCTGCTGCGGCGATAGGCGCCTTTGCATATGTGGTCAGCTCGCTTGGTTCGCTCCAGGTGCAGCTGGCCGCCTACCAAACCAATCAGGCCCTTATCGGCCAGAGGGTGGAATCGTTGGAGCGATCGAGGGAGTCGACCGACAAGTTCGTCGATTCCCTCCGCATCAACTCGCAACGGCAAGAGTTTCAAATCCAGCAGGTAGGTGACAGCCTGCGCGACCTGGTGAAGAACGGACGCCCAAAATGAGAATTTTGCTGATCGTGATATTCCTGATTGCCGGGTGCACGACCAAGCATGTTCCGCCACCCCAGATCACCTACACGGTATCCGGCCTCACTGCCTCCAACTGCGCCCCGTCCGACCGACTGGCTCGACAACTGCGAGAGGCCCTGAAGAGTCGCGATGAGTGGAAGCGATACGCCGAAAGACTGGAAAAACTCCCAGCAGCGAAGACACCAAATGACCCTAATCCCTGAATGGCGAAAGTTCTGGCGCATGACCAGTGTTCAACTGGCAATCATCGGCGTTGCCCTCAACGCGGCCGCCGCTGGCTGGTCTGCCTTCCAAGGCGCAGTAGACCCACTGATCTTCGCCTCGGTGAACATGATCCTCGGTATCGGGGTTGCGGTCGTCAGAGTGATCCAGCAGCCCAAGCTGCGCGACGGTGAGCCGAAGTGATCGCCCTGCTGAAGTTGGTACCGACCTGGGTGTGGATTGCCCTGGGGGTTGCCGTCGCATTCGGCATCATGGACATCCAGCTCCAGCGAGCCAAGTCAGATCTGGCTGAAGTGACCGGTGAGCGCGATACCGCGACCGCCAAAGCAAACTCGCTCAGCAAGACCCTGGCACTACAGCGCCAGGTCATCGACGACATCAACCGAGCTGCCGACAATGCCAAGACTCAAAACAAAAGCATCCAGGCTGCTGTTGTTGTCGCTGACGGTCGCGCTCGCAGCCTGCAGCAACAAATCACCGATCTCCTTGCCAGCCGACGCACCTGCACTGCCGAGGTTGCCAGCGGAAGCAAGGCAAGAGCCGATCTTACCGTTTTGCTTGCCGACCTGCGTAGAAGCGCTGACGAAACGGCGGGAAGCCTGGCAGAAGCGCTTGACCGAAGCAGAGTAGCCGGATTCGCGTGTGAGGCAGCATACGCCGCTGCGCAGAAGAACAGATAAGCCGCGCCACGATTTGGCGCATTCGAAAACGTGGCGCGGATAACTGACATGGCACTGACCCCAAAGCAGGAGGCCTTCTGCTTGGCCTACCTGAAGACGGGTAACGCCAGTGAGGCCTACAGGCAGGCATATAGCGCTGCCAACATGAAGCCTGAGACGATCAACAACAAGGCCAGCGATTTGCTCAAGAAGGGTGAGATTGGGGTGAGGCTTGAACAGCTCAACCAATCAGCTGTTACCGACTCGGTAATGACCCGTCAGCGCGCCCTGGAGCGCCTCAGCCTGATTGCCGAGACATCCATTACCGACATCCTTGAGTTCGACCAGCGCGAGATTGACGGGCCTGAGGGGCCTGTCACTGAAACCATCTGGCGTATGAAGGACAGTGTCGAGATCCCTGACGTGGCAGCGGCAACCATCAAGTCGGTGACCATGACCAAGTTCGGGCCGAAGATCGAGATGTACGACCGCCTGGGCGCAATTCAGCAGCTCGCCCGGATGCAGGGTTGGGAGTCGGCGCAGAAGCACGACCACACCAGCAGCGATGGCAGCATGAGCCCCAAAGGGAAGTCGCTGGACGACTTCTACACTGGCGATGTACCAGCTTAACCCGAACCTTCGTGAGTTTTGGCGGATCAGGAAGCCGTACAAGCTTCTGAAGGGTGGGCGATTCTCGTCGAAGACCCAAGACGCGGGCGGCATGGCTGCCTTCCTGGCTCGCAACTACACGGTGAAGTTCCTCTGCATTCGCCAGTTCCAGAACCGCATCGCCGACTCGGTGTACACGGTCATCAAGGAAAAGATCAGCCAGGCCGGATGGACGGACGAGTTTGATATCGGCGTGTCGTCGATCAAGCACCGCAAGACCGGCTCGGAGTTCCTGTTCTACGGTATCGCGCGGAACCTGAACGACATCAAGGGTACTGAGGGCGTCGACATCTGCTGGATCGAGGAGGGCGAAGGCCTCACCGAAGACCAGTGGAAAGTCATCGACCCGACAATCCGTAAGCAGGGTTCGGAGATCTGGATTCTGTGGAACCCGGACCTGATGACCGACTTTGTCCAGGCAAAGCTACCAAAGCTGCTGGGCGACGATTGCGTCATCAAGCACATCAACTACGCCGACAACCCCTTCCTTTCCGATACCGCTCGCTCCAAGGCTGAGCGGTTGAAGGAGGCGGACGAAGAGTCCTACAACCACATCTACCTGGGGCAGCCCAGGACCAACGACGACGCGGCGGTCATCAAGTTCTCCTGGGTGGAGGCGTGCGTCAACGCGCACCTGAAGCTGGGAATGAGCTTGTCCGGCGCCAAGGCGGTTGGCTACGACGTGGCGGACAGCGGTGACGACAGCAATGCCTGCGCCATGTTTGACGGAGCGATCTGCTTTGACATGGATGACTGGAAGGCCGGTGAAGACGAGCTGAACGAGTCGGCTATGCGTGCGTGGTCTCACGTGCGCGGCGGGCGACTGATCTACGACAGCATCGGCAACGGCGCTCACGTGGGTTCCACCCTGAAGGCAGCACGCATTCATGGCGGGTACTTCAAGTTCAACGCCGCCGGCGCCATCGTCAATCCTGAAAAGGAATACGCGCCCAAGATCAAGAACAAGGACAAGTTCGAGAACCTGAAGGCCCAGGCCTGGCAGGACGTGGCCGACCGCATGCGCAACACGTTCAACGCGGTCACGAAGGGACACAAGTTCAAGGCGTCCGACCTGATCAGCATTTCCGGCGACCTGCGGAAGATCGAGCAACTCAAGCTCGAGCTGTCCACTCCACGCAAGCGCTACAGCAAGCGCGGGCTGGATATGGTTGAGACCAAGGATGAACTGGCCCGGCGCAGTGTCGCGTCCCCCAACTTGGCTGATGCGTTCGTGATGGGCGCATGTCCGCACCTGGTAGCCAATTCGAGACCAATCCGCGACCTCCTATAACCCAATCGGTGACCCCATGAGCAAGAAGGGCTTAGTGCCAGCAGACAAAAAGCTGGGCAAGGCCCTTGTGCGGGCCGCTCAGAAGTACGAGGCGCAGATCAAGTCGTCGAGTGATGGCTTGGTGAACGTCGTTTCGGGCCTGGGCACCCAGAAGGCCAAGCGCTCACACAACCAGTTCCAGTACGGGTTCCTGAACGACTTCCAGCAGCTGGATGCTGCATACCAGACCAGCTGGCTTGCCCGGGCGATCGTGGACTACCCGGCCGAGGACATGACCCGCGAGTGGCGCACCCTCAAGTGCGACGACGCGGACGTGATCCGGGCCGAGGAAGACCGCTTGAACCTGCCTGCAATGGTGAGCGAGGCAACAAGCTGGGCGCGACTGTACGGTGGCGCCGGCATCCTCATGCTGACCAATCAGGACCTGACCAAGCCGCTCAAGCCGGAGAAGATCAAGAAGGGCGACCTCTACCGCCTGTTGGTCATTGACCGCTTCGACATGACGGCAATGGACCTGAACCAAACCAACATCCTGGCTGCGAACTACTTGCAGCCGGAGTTCTACACCATCGCCGCCGGCGCCCAGATGATCCACTGGACGCACTTCGCCCGGTTCGCCGGTGCCAAGCTGCCACGGCGCCAGCGCGCGCAGACGCAGGGCTGGGGCGACTCAGAGCTGCGCAAGTGCCTCGACGACGTGATGGACATCGTTGCCAGCAAGGACGGCATTGCCGAGCTGATGCAGGAAGCGAACGTCGACATCATCAAGCGCGAAGGCCTCTCGGATGAGCTGGCAAGCGATCAGGACGACGCCATTACGGCGCGGTACGCCCTGTTCAGCATGATGAAGTCCTCGATCAATCTGGCGCTGCTGGATGGTGAAGAGACCTATGACCGCAAGACCCTGGACCTGTCCGGGGTTGCGCCGGTGCTCGACCTGCTGATGACCTGGCTCAGCGGTGCGGCTGATATCCCTGGCACCCGTCTGTTTGGTGAGGCTGCAAAAGGCCTCAGCAATGGCGGCGAAGGGGACATGAACAACTACCACAACTCCCTGTCTTCGAAGCGCCTGGTTCAGATTGACCCAGGCCTTCGCCAGATCGACGAAGTACTGGTGCGTTCAGCCACTGGCAAGTGGAATGACGATTTCAACTACGTATGGAACCCATTCCAGCAACCGGATGCTGTTCAGATCGCCCAGGCGAACAAGGCCAAGGCCGAGACCGACATCCTCTACAAAGACGGCGGGATCGTCACCACCAGCCAAATCCAGCGCCGCCTGCAGGCCGAAGAGCTCTACCAGTTCGACGACGAGAAGATCGAAGCGCTGGAGGATGACGAGGACCTGACGATGTTCAATGACCCGGTGGATGACGATGACGATAAGCCAGCTTAAACGTAAGTTGGGCCTGCCGTTCAATCACAACCCGACGTTCGAGCAGATGCGCGCTCACGGTATTGATCCGCCAAGGCGGCCACCGATCGCGCCCAGGGCGCCCCCACCGTACCGAGAGGCTGATCCATGGACATGATCGGCATCCAGTACAACGCCAAGCTGCAGCGTCTGGTGAAGCAGGTCAAGGCGTCGATCAGCAAGGAGATCATGCCGCTCGTTCGCCAGTTGGCGCCGGAGTACACCCAGGACGCGGTGGTAACGACTGATGCTTGGTCCGATCTGATCCTAAGCACGATGGGCCGCCTCATCCAAAGGTGGCAGTCGGAGCATTTCGGCTCGGGCGCCGGGCGTATCGCCGCAGACTTCGTGCAGGCCGCCCTGAAGAAGTCCGAGCGGGACATGAAGCGCTCGGTCGGCATCGACGTATTCAGTGGCAGCAAGGTGCTTCAGGACTATCTGAAGGCCTCTGCGCAACAGAACGTCCAGCTGATCAAGTCCATCCCTGGCAAGTACCTGGAAGAGGTGCAGACGCAGGTGATGGCGAACATGCGCGCCGGCATGCGGCCCAGCTACATCGAGAAGGCGTTGCAAGAGCAGTACGGCGTGACGCAGCGCCGAGCCAAGATGATCGCCCGCGACCAAACCTCAAAGATCCAAGGCGAGCTGGCAGAGAAGCAGCAGACGACCGCCGGCTTTGAGTACTTCCAGTGGGTTGATGCCGATGATGAGCGCGTCCGCACCAGGCACCGCGCCATCGACGAGAAGGTCACCGCATACGGGAAGGGCATCTACCGCTGGGACAACCTCCCGTTGAGCGACAAGGGCGTTCCGATCAAGCCGGGATCCGACTATCAGTGCCGCTGCATCGCGCGCCCAGTGAGCGCACGCGAGGTCAAGGCCAACCAGGACGCAGGTCGCACAGCGCCGGGCGTCTACCGATAATTCATCCAATCCGCGAGGCCGCAACATGAAGTGCACGGTTTTCGACCGGGCTGGGTATCGCATCACCCAGCGAGAGTACACCGACGAGGGGTTCCTCAAGGTGCCGGGCCGGGTAGCCCGCACCGGGATTCAGGAGTACCTGGCTCGCGAGCTTGGCCTCGATGGCGACCCAATGAGGGTTGTTCGCGTGTATCGCCCCGAGGAAGAGGTGTTCGCCGACGCGTCGCTGAGCACCTACGACGCCTCGGCGGTCACCAACAACCATCCGCACGGACTTGTCACTGCGGCGAACTACAAAGGCCTGACGGTCGGTGTTGTGCGCGGCTCAGGGCGGCGCGATGGCGACTTCGTGGTCTGCGACCTGATCGTCAAGGACAAGGCGACCATCGACGACATCACGTCCGGCAAGTGCGAGCTATCGGCCGGATACACCGCCGTCTACGACGACACTCCAGGGGTGACCGACGACGGCCAGGAATACCACTACATCCAGCGTGACATCAGGATCAACCACGTTGCCGTTGTAGACCGAGCAAGGGCTGGCGCTAACGCCCGCTTTTTTGACCACAACCCAGGAGGCAACACAATGCCTGTACTTATCACCACCGATAGCGGGCGCAGCGTTGATGTTGCTGATCCTGCGAACGCCCAAGTGGTCGCCGACTCGTTCGACCGATTGCTGAAGCGTGCCACCGATGCGGAATCCAAGGCTGATAAGGCCCAGGCGACCGCTGACAAGGCTGCAGAAGACCTGGCCGAGGCCCGCACGGCTTCGAGCGACGAGGCGATCAATGCTCGCGTCGTACTGATCGGCAATACCCAGGCCCTGGCGCGCAAGGTCGCAGGCGACGGGTTCACCTGCGACAGCCTCGACGTGATCGAGATAAAGCGCGCCGCCCTGGCCGTGGCCCTGCCGAAGCGTGACTGGTCGGACAAGTCCGCCGGCTACGTTGAGTGCGCCTTCGACGCCGAGTCCGACAAGGATGAGGACGAAGACGACGACAAGGACGAGAGCGGCAAGAAGAAGGTCAAGTCGCCAACCGGTGACACCGCGGCGCTCTTCGCTCAGTTCGTGCAGCTGGCGCAGGACGGTGCAAAAAACACCACGACTGCCGACGCCGCACCGACCCCTTACCAGGCCCACAAGAAAAGCTTGTCCGGCGCCCACAAACAGAAAGGAGCCTAACCATGCCAGTTCAAGGTGGTAACGCAATCAACCACGGCGTCGCATACGCGGGCATGGTCGCTGATGGCGAAGTGTCCAACGGCGTCTCCAAACTCAACAAGGGCGCTGCGAACATCGCCTACGGCCTGGGTGTTGCTAGTGATGGTGACGACGGTGCCAAGCTGCCAACGTCAGCTTCCACTGCTGCCAACTTCATCGGCGTGGTTCGTCGCGAATTGAATCGTGCCTACACCACTACCGACGTATTCGGTGCGGTGGCCAAGCGCGACATGACCGTCGAGACCATGGCGCCTATCTGGGTTACCGCCCGCGTGGCTGTTGCCAAGGATGATCCGGTGTACTGGGTTGTCGGCGACGGCACCGGAACCAACCAGGGCCAGTTCTCCAACGTGGTCGGCGCTGCCGCCACTCTGGCAGTCCTGATCCCGAACGCCAAATGGGTCAGCACGGCCGGCGCCGGCGCACTGGCTAAAATTTCTCTGAAGGTCGGGGGCTAATCGACATGACTCAGCTTAAGAAAATCGTCGTAGCCATCGATGCTGCTATCGCGCAACAGATCGGCCGTGACGCTCACCAAGTGACCTTTATTGACGGCCTTCCGACTCTCGACGATGGCCTGGCGTTCTATATCAGCCAGTTGGCAAACCTGGAATCTCGTATCTACGAGGCCAAGTATGCCGCGATCAACTACATGGAGTTGATCCCTGTTGACACCTCGCTTCCTGAATGGGTAGACGAGTGGAATTACATCAGCTACGACGGCGTGACCATCGGAAAATTCATCGGCGCCAGCGCTGACGACCTGCCTGATGTAACCATCAACGCGAACAAATCCAGCGTGCCAATCGGCTACGCTGGTAACAAGTACAGCTACAGCCTGGACGAACTGCGCAAATCGCAACAACTGCGCATTCCTCTGGACACCACCAAGGCGCGCCTGGCCTTCCGTGGTGCCCAAGAGCACACCCAGCGCGTGGCGTACTTCGGCGATGCTGCTCGCGGCATGACTGGCCTGTTCAACAACCCGAACTTGGCGCTCTCGAACTCGACGCTGGACTGGTACAACGCTGCCACCACCGGTGACCAGATCGTCGCGGACCTGAACAAGATCCTGGTTGATGGCTACATCAACTCGGCGACCGTTCACCTGTTCGATACCGTGATCCTTGATGCTGCCCGTTTCGCGTTCATCTCGAACAAGCGGATGGGCACCATCACCGACAAGACGATCCTCGAGTACTTCCGCACCAACAACCAGTTCACCGCGCTGACCGGTCGCCCGATCAACATCTTCAGCCGCCTGCAACTGTCCGCTGCCCAGCTGGCCGCCGCCGGCGTGTCAAACGGCAACAAGGACCGCATCGTCGCTTACGAGCTGAACGACGAGAACCTGGGTATGCAGGTGCCGATCCCGTGGCGCTCCCTGGCTCCGCAGTTCCACAACCTCACGGTCAGCGTGCCGTGCGAATACAAGTTGTCTGGCGTGGAATTCCGCTACCCGTTCTCTGGCGCTTACCGCGACCAGTTCTAACCAGCCGTTCCACGGCCGCCTCCGCTATGCCCGGGGCGGCGGCCAATGACTCCGGGCGAGGATTCGACATGTTCCTGAAGAACGAAGCAGCACGACTGATCACCATCAACCACCTGGTGGACGACAAAGAAACCAGCTACCCGATCCTGCCTGGCGAAAACCCGGCGGTCGAAGTGCCGGATGCGGTCGCAAAGATCGATTTCGTCAAGGCTCTGCTCAAGAACGGCGACCTGCGCCGCGTTGGCGCTGATGAGTTGGAAGGCGACGACGATGACGAAGGCGACGACATCGAAGCTCTGCGTGAACAGGCTGGCCGAGCTGGCGTAAAGGTCAACAAGACCTGGGGCAAGGCTCGCTTGCTGGAAGAAATCGCCAAGGCCTCGAAGGCCGAGTGACACCCGGGCGCCAGGCGCCCACTTATTCATAACGAGGTCGACGACATGAGCATAAAAGCAGCTGTTGACGGTGACGTGGCAGTTATCACTGGCCCCGGCTTTGAGTTCAAAAAGGTCGGCGACCTCCAAAGCTTCACGCAGCGAGGGAAGATCCCCTCAATTCGCGCGGCGAAAGTTGTATGCAAACTGCTGACCAGTCGCCGAGGGGAATAACGTGGTTATCACCCCTGAGATGATCGCGGCTTTCCGCAGCAATCCTGTGTTTAAGGCGTTCGCCGACCCGGTGAAGTGGCCCGACGAATACATCGTTGAGGCCCTTTGCGAGGCCGGCACCGAGACTGGCTCAAGCCGTTGGGGCGCCCTCGAGCTGACCTGCGACAACTTCAAGTGGCGCGGCATGCAGTACTTCGCGGCGCATTGGCTGGCGACAAACTTTGCCACGCTCGGCGCCGGCGGCACGCCAAACTCAGAGGCACGCCTCAACGTGGCCCAGAAGTCAGTCGGTGATGAATCGATCGCCTACCGCGTGCCGCAGATGATGGACGCCGGCACCGACTGGCTGACCTACACCAACTACGGCCAGCAGTTCTACAGGCTCAAGAAGCGCGCCGGGATGGGCGCCAAGGCGGTCTGAATGATCGATTTAACGCTGATTGGCTTTCAGGAACTGCAGGACGAGTTGGCAAAGGAACTCAGCGCTCTAAAGTCGAACAAGGTTGTCCTGATCGGCATCCACGAAGAGGCCGGCAACGTCGAGTCGGATGATCTGACAATGGCCAGCCTCGGTGCGATCAACGAGTTCGGCGCCAACATCAAGCACCCGGGCGGAACATCCTACGGCTATGCCAGCAAGGCTGCAGCCGACCGTGATGAGGTCCGATTCCTGAAGACAGGGAAGGGCTACATGGAGCTGGGCAAGACGCCGGCCCATGATATCAAGATTCCAGCACGCCCATGGCTCGAGCCAGGTGTTGCGAAAGCCACGCCCGAGGTGTTGCTAACCATACAGGACGGCATGGAGGCCGGGCTATCTATGGATCAGATCCTGGAGATGGTCGGCCTCGTAGCGGCGGGTGCGGTGAAGGTCTACATGACCGAGCTGAAAACGCCACCGAACGCCGCATCAACCATTCGCAAGAAGAAGAGTTCTAACCCCCTCATTGATACCGGCGCGCTGCGCCAGTCGATCACGCACAAAGTGTCTATCGGTCCTGCATCGGAGGGTCTTGAATGAGCCTGAACATGGAGGGCCAGATCGACCTGGTGTTTGTCAGTGTCGAGGCCAGTCGAACGGTCGACGTAGGTGGTCAGTGGGTAGACGGCATCTGGACGCCGGGCGCGCCACAGACGAGCCCGTACGTCGTAAATATCCAGCCAGCCAGTGATCGAGAGGTCGACTTCATCCGCCAAGGCGGCGAGAGAATCACCGACGTCCGACGGATATACATCAACCAGGGCGAGATGCAGCTGATCGACCAGACCGGTACCTGGGCGTTCTTGGGGCAACAGTGGAAGGCCGTCAAGTGCGATAACCGGTACTGGCGCAACTACTGCAAAGTCCTCGTCATGCGCATCGACAACCAGTCAGGTGGCCCAGCATGACCAACGAAGAACTGTTCAAGAAGCTTCGACCGATAGTGATGCTAGCAACCGGCGTGCCTGAATGCCTGCTAGCAGATCAGGCAGGCCCCGGAAGCATGCCTGCGCCTACGGGCGCGTACGCAACGATCACGCCACGGCAGTCCATCAGCGAGCGCGGCCAGGCAAACATCGTCTCTCGCGACATACCTGGCAACCAGGTTGAAGTCGATGTCCGGGCGCAGATCATGTGTTCCTGCAGCGTCGACTTCTACCGAGGCGAGGCAATCATGTACGCCGAGCGCCTGAAGCAGGCCAACAAGCGGCCGGACATCAGCATGATGTTGTTCAAGTCAAAGATTGGCTGGAACAGCACGGACGCCGTGAACAACCTAACCAGTCTGCAGTCGGCCAACTTCGAGCAGCGGGCACAGATCACCATCCGCCTGATGTACGAAACCAGCAGCTTGCCGGTGGTGAACAACATCCTGAGCGTCGAAGTGGCGCTTCAGAACGAGAAGGCCAGGGTGCTTGACACCTTCACCGTGGAATTCGACCCCACATAACCCATTGGAGCTAGCACAGTGAGCTATCCAGCTACCAACATCATCCGGATTAATGCCCGGATCAGCCCGGCAGGCCTGGGCAATGCGAACTTTGCCAGCGCCATGCTGTTCGCTCCGCAGCTTGAGCTGCCGGTGGGCTTCGCGCCGGACACGTACCGGACGTATTTCACGCTGGTCGCGCTGTCTGAGGACTTCGCCGACACCACTGAGACCTACAAGGCGGCCCAGCGCTGGCTTGGCGGCACGCCAGCCACTCGCGAACTTAAGGTGTATGGCGTAGCCACCGACGATGCGACCCGGGCGGCGACGCTGAATAAGGCCCGGAACTTGCTCTGGTGGTACTGGACCATGTGGACTGCGCCGATCCTGGCGGTGAAGGCTGATGTACTGGCTATCGCCCAGTGGTGCGAAGACAACGCCAGCATGTTCATCGACAACCAGACAGGCGCATCGGCTACAGAGATTCGTGACCCTGCTGATGTCGATGATATCGCCACTCAGTTGACCACAGCAGGCTTCCGCCATGTCTACACCGCTGCTCACGCGACTGACGCCTACGCAGGCTCGGCCCTGGCAAAGCATTTCGCCGCTGTTAACTACAGTGCCGACAACTCGACCATCACCGGTGAGTTCAAAAAGTCGCCTGGCGTGCCTGCCGAATCACTGACTGGTACCGCGTATTCTGCAATGCAAAGCGCTACGAAAAAGGCTGTTTTTTACACCGTGGTAGACAACCAGGGCTCTGTTGACTCTGGCCGCTGGCTGAACACCATGACGCACAGCACCTACGGCGAATTTATCGACGATGTGGTGAACCTGGATGCGTATATCAATGGCTTAACCACGGCCCTCTACAACGCCAATGCTAATCAGCCTACCAAGTTGCGACAAACACCACCTGGCGAGGCTGTTTTGATCGGGGCTGCAAGAGCGTTCTCGCAGGGTTACATCGGCAATGGATATCTCGGCCCGCGCAACTACATCGATCCGGACGACGGGCTCGAGAAGTACACCATCGGTTTCGAGATTCTGACCAAGCCCGAGGATATCCTCGACTTGTCGGACGCTGACCGTAACGCACGAAAGGCCGCACCGCTTCGCATCCGCCTGTTCCGCGCCGGCGCAATCCATGTGGTTGACGTTGATCTTGACGTTTATTAATAGGTGATCTGAATGTCCCTGAATAATTTCTCAAATGACCTGACAGTCGTCACCATCAATGGCCGGCAGATCCAGGACTGGGGCGAAACCGCTACCCCGTACACGGATGCGCCGATCGACCCTCGCAGCCAGTTGCGCCGGGGGCAGGGTGGTAACGCCGTCCGCCTCGATCGTCAAAACCCTGGCCGCGAGGTGAACGTCTACCTCAACCCGGGCTCGTCCGACTCGGCATACGTGCAGGGCTTGCTGAACTCGAACGCGAACATCACGCTGACCTTCACCCAGATCGGTACGCTGGAAACGGCACTGGGCTCTGAAGGCGTGATCGTGAACGACGGCCAGCGCGGGCGGGCCGGCTCAACCATCACGGACGACCAGTTCACGATGCAATTCAATATCTGGGAAGCAACAAGGGGCTGATAGATGAGCGTGAAACCATTCACCATTGGCGGTGTGCAGTACAACGCCGCCATGGCCAGCGCTGTTGATCAGGACCGCCTGATGTCCCTATTGTCCGGCGCCGTGTTGGAGCGGTTCGCCACGGCCGCGCAGGCGGGTATTGAGGTCGATGACCAGGTGCTCTGTTCGATGTTCATGTCGATGCGCCAGGACGTGAAGGCTCAGGTCGTGCAGATCCTCATGACCCGGGTATTCATCAACGGCACCGAGCGCGCGGTCACCGTGGCCGACTTCGGCGGCAAGATGGTGCAGTACAACCAACTGCTGGCCGAGCTGCTGCGCTGGAACCTCTCCGATTTTTTCGACTGGCTGCCAAGCGGCGCAAAAAGCCCAGGGCAGCCGGGCGCGGAAAGCGCAGCGCAGTAAATTGGTTCCTGATGCGCCCCTGTGTCGGGATTGTTGGCGTGTGCCCGCCGCTGTGCACCTGGGCGCAACTTGAAGACGGAACCCACTCCCTAGCCAGCGTCGAGCGCTTTAACCAAGCCATGGACGAACTGTGGGAACAAAAAGAGGCAATCACGAATGGCCAGTAAGGTTCTAAAGTCATTCCTGATCGGCATAGGTTGGGACACCAAAGCCCTGGAGGCGGGCGACAAGAAGATCAACACCAGCCTTGGCAACATAAAGTCTGGGGCGCTCAGTATTTCTGCCGCATTGGTTGGTGCTTTTGGCTTTTCTGCAAGCGCGATCATCGGCGTATCAGATCGCGTCGACAAGTTAGCCATGTCCACGCAGAACCTGCGCACCTCAATGAATGCGGTGTACAGCTTCGGTAGCGCTGTAAAGCTGATGGGCGGCGAAGCATCAGAGGCTCTGGATACCATAAAAGGATTCGAGGAGATCCAGAACAACCTGCGACTCAAGGGCGAAGCTGGCCCGATCAACGATTTGGCAATGGCTGGCATCGATGTAAGTTCTCTATACGAAACGAACACCGGCGAAGAATTCATGCGCGCGCTGTCGGGCATGATTCCAAAGCTGAATGAGGGGCAGCGGTCCGTAGTTCAAAACTCACTCGGCCTGTCGGACGGTGTTTTCCGCTCGCTCGCCGGTGGAGTAGATCAGCTCGACGCAACTATGAAGCGGGCCAGCGCGCTGACTGGCAGCGTTGATCAGCTTGTCGATAACAGTCGCAAGCTTGCAGACAACACGGCCCAGCTCGGACTGATAATCGAAGGTGTCAAGAACGAACTGGCAGAGAAATTCCTTCCCAGTCTGGTGGGCGCTACCGAAGGGCTGAACAACTTCCTCAAGCAGTACCGGCCTGAGATCAGCAAGGGCATCGACGCTCTGGCAGAAAACCCACAAGCCACGGCAGGCGTAGGGATTGGAGCTTCCTCAGTGGTCGCCGGGGCTGGGCTTTCCAAGATCGGCTTGAGCGGCATCGGTGGGGCGCTGAAAGGTGCCGGACAGATCGGCATGGCAATCAGCCTTGCCGACCTCATGACGCCCTACATTGACCCGATGTTCGACAAGATCTTCGGCGTGGATCGGGCCGCTCCGGAGGTTTATTCCGGGAAAATTCAACGATCTCAGGAGGATATCGACTACCTGGACCACAGGGATAGGTCCGCATCAGACAGCATGCCGCCTACCAGCGGAACCACTCCGGACGAGGATCGCCAGGCCTCGGCCGAGGCTCTCGCCGGCGTGCTGGCCCGTACGCCGATCAACGTGAAAAACCAGCTAGGCATCACGCTTGAGCTCGACGGCCAGGCCCTGGAAGCCAAGATTAACCAGGTCAACGAGCGCCAAAACTACGAAACGCTGGGTGACCTGAAGACCACAACGGAGCGATAGCCGTGAGCATCATCAACATCTTCACGCGCAAAGCCCCGACAATTGCCGGGTACTCGTTCGACGCAGTGCTGGAGGACACATTCGAAGCGACGGTGACGATCACCTCATTCCCCATTGAGTCAGGCGTAAGGATCGCGGATCACCGAATCCTCAACCCATTCAAGTGGACCATGACCGGCGCAATCAGCAACAACCCGGTCAAGGTTCAGCTGACGGACTTCCTTGGCGGCGCGCTTTCCAACCTGACCGACAACCCCATCGTATCCACGGTAGCTGGCTTATCTGCTGGCTGGTTGGCCGGGAGCGATGAGACGCGTGCTAGTACCACGCTCGACTTCCTGATCTGGCTGATGAAGTCGTACGACCCGTTCGACATCGACGCCGGCGACATACTGCTGAAGAACATGGCTATCACGCGCCTGTCCAGGACCAAGGAGCCACGTAACGAGGGCGGCCTGGAGTTCATCGTGGAGATGCAGGAAGTCATTGAGCTAGACCGCATACAGCGGGACTACCAGTGCACGCCGGATCAACTGCGCGACGGGGACCCGTCAAAGTCGGCGCTGACCCGCGCCATCAATCGCGGCCAGGCAATTGCCAAAGAAGCATCCGACAGCGTTTCGAAGTCGGTAAATGGAATCCTTGACGGAGTCGTCTGATGTACACCATCCCGCTGCGCGCCGGTGCCGCCAACGCTCACCAGCGTTTTGGTGTACAGCTCGGTGACAACCTGATCGACTTTGAAATTGACTTCATTTCCTACCTGGATGTGCCGGCCTGGTCCATGAACCTGCTACGTGACGGCAGCCGCATCGTGGCCGGTGCAATGCTTGAGCCTGGCAGCGACATCATCCAGAGCTACAGATCCGGCATAGGTCAGATGGTTTTCACCGGCAAAGACGTGACCCTGGACAACCTGGGCATCGATAACTTCCTCGTCTGGATACCTCCACTGGTGGAAACATGAGAGAGCGTGTTTGGTCGATTGACGTGAACGGCCAGCCCTACATTGGGCTCCAGTCCGGTCGCCGGCAGTTCCGCATCCAGTTCAACATCGATATTTCGCCAGGTGATGCGCTGTCGTTCGCCGACATCCGCCTCTACAACATGAACAAGGGCTCAGCGATCGCGCAACGGTCAAGTATCGTGCTGCGTGCTGGCTACAACGACAACGTCGACGCGATATTTACTGGCTTTGTCACCAACACCTTGCGGGAGCGGGAGCCAGGCGCTCCGGAGATCATCACCAGGCTGATCTGCCGATCAGGGCAGCCGGCGGTTGACCGAGCATCTGCCCAGCTTTCGTTCGGCATTGGCACCAGGGTGGAGGAAGTGATCCGCGCCCTGGCCGCCGCATGGCCTCTGCCGATCGATATCGACAACGCTCAGTTTGCCGACGCTAAGCCGCTATCTTCTGGCCTGGTGGTGGACGGCGATATCCCGCAAGCCATGACCGACCTGGCATACGCCTACAAATTTGAATGGATGCAGGACCGCGGGCGGATTGTCGTCACGAAGCCGAATATGCCGCGCACCACAACTATGGTGAGGGTGGACCAGTTCAGCGGAATGATCGGCATCCCGGAGGTCTCACGCGGGCCTGACGGCCTTGGCGTGTTTGTTGCGGTTCAGCTCAATCCAGCGCTGCGTATCAACGGCAAGATCAACGTAGAGAGCGAGTTCGCGACCTTCAACACCGGCAACCTCTTCGTGTCCGAACTGAGCGGTGACGCCAGCGCCAACGGCGAGTACAACATTTTCGCCATGAAGCACTCTGGCGATTCTGGGCCGGAGGGACATTGGAAAACCGAAATCGACGGCCTGCGCGCTGGCACCACTCCTGCGGCGAATGAGACCGCAACCCCGCAAAACGGCAAGTTGATCTGGGGCGCAAGGGTTGACCAGGCGTTCCGCGTCAAGGTTCGCGAGATATGTGACCGGCTCTCCTTCGACCCGAACTGGCTCATGGCCGTTATGGGGTTCGAGACGGGCTACACGTTTAGCCCTGCCGCAAGAAACCCAGGCAGCACCGCTACTGGCCTCATCCAGTTTCTGGAGGCCTCCGCGCGCGCCGTCGGCACATCCACTGCCCAGCTTGCACGGATGACGGCAGTCCGCCAGCTCGACTATGTGGAGGCGTACTACAAGCCTTACTCAGGGCGTATCCGGAACCTCGGTGACGCTTACCTGGCAGTGCTTTGGCCGGCGGCAGTGGGGCGCCCGGATTCGTACGTGATGTGGGAGCGGGATAGCGGCCCATACCAGCGCGAGTACGCGGCCAACTCTGGCCTGGACGTAAACCGCAACGGGGTTATCACCCGCGGCGAGGCCGTCGCATCCGTTAACACCTCCTACATGCGCGGGCAGCAGTTCGTGCGATGACCACTTAACCAGGCCCGCCCCACGGGTTCACCGAATCCGAGGTAGGCATGCTTGAGTCAGAAGGCCGCGCAAAGCAGACGAAGCTGATCCGCGACTCTGTCCGGGAGATCCTGAAGGGGGTCTGCACATCGCTGCCGGGCCACGTCTTGACGTTTGACCCGGTCAAGCAACTCGCCCAGGTGCAGCCCGGAATAGCACGCGTCGACATCAACGGCGCCGAGTTCACCATTCCCCCGATCATCGAGGTGCCGGTCTACTTCCCCGGCGGTGACTACTGCGTCGAGTACCAGATCGATTCTGGTTGTGAGGGCGACATCCTGTTCTCCCAACGCTGCATTGATGGCTGGGTGCAGAGCGGTGGGGTGGCCGCCAACCCGATCGGGCGCTTCCACAACATGCAGGACGCCATGTTCTTGCCGGGATTCAGATCACAGCCAAACGTATTGCCGGGATTCCAGAACAACGGCGTGCGTATGCGCAACCGGGCAGGCACGCAGTTCGTTTGGCTGAAGAACGACAACAGCATCTCCATGGACAACGGGGTCGCCAGGTTCAACGTTCTGGCCGATGGCACAACCCTGATGCAGAACGGCGCCGGCAGCTTCCAGTTGCTGGCAGACGGTTCGTTCCTGATTAACGGGCTGAAGATCACGGCTGACGGTGATGTGATCACAGCTACCGGCATATCTCTCACAAACCACAGAACGTCCGGTGTTACGCCTGGGTCTGGAACAAGTGGAGCGCCAGTTATATGACCGTACGCAGACTGGACGAAGAAACAGGTGACATCGTGACGCGCGGGCAGCAGTTCATTACCGGGCAATCCGAGGTCGCTCAGACGGTGCTTACCCGGTTGCGCCTGTTCCTGGGCGAGTACTTCCGGGACATCACCGACGGAACGCCTTGGTACGAGCAAATCCTGGGAAAGTTCACCAGCCTCTCCACCGCTGAGGCCGCGCTCAGGGCGCGAATCGCCAACACGCCAGGCGTGATCCGGCTCACCAGCTTCTCTGCTGACTTCAACATCGAAAACCGCAAATACAGCGTAACCGCTGGGATTCTCACCGAGTTCGGCCTGGAAGAGGTAACACTGAATGGCTAGCCTGACTTCGACCGGCTACGTGCTACAGACGCAAAACGACTGGTTCGCCCAGGAGCGCCAGTTCTACCTGGATATTGATCCGCTGTGGAACCTGGACCCTTCGACGCCTGACGGCTTGAAGATGGCGCACGACTCCGAGATCTTCTACGCGCTCGACGAGACGCTGCAGCAGGCCTACAACTCGAAAGATCCTAACAAGGCCAAGGGCAGCGATCTCGACATCATTTGCTCGCTGACCGGCACCATCCGTTCCGGCGGGTCTCGATCCAGCGTGCAACTGACAATCACCGCCACCCCGGGCACGCCAATCCAGGCAGGAAACCGCTTTGAGTCGGTAACCACCGGCAGTCGCTGGGCGACCGACCAGGCAGTGACCGCTGACTCGCTCGGCTCCGCAACAGTCAACGCCACGTGCACAGTCGTCGGGCCTACCCAGGCTGATGCCGGCACTATCACGCGCATCGTGGACGTGGTGGCGGGCCTGGCCAGCGTGACAAACGCAGCACCAGCAACTCCAGGTACAGACGGCCAGCGCGACGAGCAACTGCGCGTTACCCGCGCGACGGCAGTGGGCAAGCCTGGCAACAATCAGATCGACTCCATGATCGGCGAACTGTTCGGCGTGGATGGCGTGCGCAGGGTAAAGGTGTACGAGAACGACACTAACCTGAGCGCGGTCTCGGCAGACAACCCGTACGGGCTCCCACGGCACTCCATTGCTCCAATCATCGACGGCGGCACCGACGATGATGTAGCCATGGCGATCTACCTCAAGAAGAACCCTGGCGCGACGCTGTATCAGGCTGGCACGCCGTTTGAGGTTCTGGTTACGTCGCCGAAGTATCCGACGAACCAGAAGGTGATTCGCGCCAGCCGCCCAATCTACGTAGACATGCTGGCCGTGATCCATGTGGTAAACGACGGATCACTTCCACCGAACGCCGACCAACTTATAAAGGAGGCGATGATGGAGTACGCCGCCGGCGACCTGATTCCGGCGGATGTGGGCTTCAAGATCGACGGCTTCGACATTGGCGAGACGGTGCCATTCAGCACGATCTTCACCCCGGTCAATAAGGTCATCGGTTCTTACGGTGACAGCTACGTTGACTTGCCATCATCCAGCCTCAACGGCGGCCACGCCAACGTCGCCATCGCTTACAACCAGATGTCCCGGTGGACGGAGAGCAATATCACCGTAGTGATCACGTGATGAACATCCCAGACCGCATTTACGCGCAATACCGCGACAAACCGAAAGCCGTGGACTGGTTCGCGATCGCCCGGAAGCTGGGTGGAAGCATTGAGGATGCTGCCGAGGCCGTTCGCAAGAGCTATGACATCGACAACGTCTTCGGTGAGCAGTTGAACGTTATCGGCCGGATCGTCGTTGCCCCTCGCAGCTTCGTTGGCTCATTCCCGATGAACCCGGGCCTGTTCGATCTCACGGATGGCGATGAGTTTGGTGACGACGATGCGATGTTTAGCGCGCTGACGATCGACCAGGATGGGCAACTTTCAGACGAGCTCTATCGCCTAGTCATCAAGGCCAAGATCGTCAAAAACAATGGCGACGCCACCATAGAAAACATCCTTGACGGAATGAACTTCCTCCTGCCCAAGGCGGATGTCCTGCGCGTCACTGACGGCGAGGACATGTCGTTCAGCATCGAGTTTTATGGGCAGATCACCAACCTTGAAAGGTTCGCTTTGCTCAATGCGGGGCTGGTGCCCAAGCCGCAAGCAGTGAAATTTAACGGATTCCTTGAGGGGTTCGAAATGGTCGAGTTCGGCGACGTAGACGCTGAATTTGGTGACGAAGACGCAGAATTTGCAGGATATATAGGGGCTTAACATGTCACTGAAGCTTAATGAACGCTACCCGGGCAGATACAACAATCCGTCGGCCGACTACCCGCAGGGCTCGTTCAAAAATAGAACAGCACCTGGCGCGAAAGATGGCTCTTACTTGGAACAGGATTGGGCAAACGACAAGGAAGGTTTTTTTCAGTCACTCCTTTCGTTGGCAGGGATCACCCCCAATGGATCGGTAGATAAGGTAGGAGCTTCCCAGTTTTTCGATGCCCTTCTAAAACTGAAGCAAAACCAGTACGGTACCGCGTTCCCCACTACAGGTCCCTCGGCCGCGATGGTGCTCACACCGTCCCCGGCGATTACGGCCTATTCGGCTGGTCAGCGGTTTCGAGTGAAGTTCAATCGTGCCAGCACCGGCACTGACACTATCAATATTTCAGGAGTCGGACCTAAGAACCTCAAACAGTACGACGCATCCGGCGCTAAAGTTGCTGCCGTATTCGCGGTAGACCAGCTCTCTGATGTTGAGTACGACGGTACGGATGCCGTTCTTCTCGATCCGCTTCCAGTCGCAAACTCCAACCTGGTTGGCGTGCGCGGGTGCTTTAGCGGACTGAAAGCTTCCACGACCGGCACCAGCGCAGTAGTCACCGTAAGCGCTGACGAGCTTATGGTTGAATCCTCCTCCAACACCTATCAAACGCTTCGCGCAGTCGCCGTTACGCCTTCTTTTGGGAGCGCTGGTGTGAACGGTTTGGATGTCGGGGCGGCCAATAGCCAGACAGCGTCAACATGGTACGCCGTATGGGTTATATGGAATGGGACCACCAAGGCCGGGTTGCTATCGCTAAGCACAACAGCTCCTACGCTTCCTGCCGGCTATACACACGCCGCTTTGGTATCAATGGTTCTGACTGACGCGACTGCGAACAAATATCCGCTGAGCATTATTCAGTCAGGTCGCAAGTGGCAATACGTCGTTCGTACCGGGAGTAACGTCGCAAAACTCCCAATTATGATTTCTGGTGTAAACGGTTCACCAACCGCACCCACCTTTATCCCAGTTGGTCTGTCGGGGTTCTTTCCACCTAACTCCGCCTCAATTATTTTGTCGGCGTTTGCAGAGGGCACAGTTAGCCTTATCGCTGCGCCAAATAATAATTATGGCGCTATTAACTCTGCGAATCAGCCAATGATCAATATTAATCTAGGTGGCACCTCTGGTATTCGAGGTAGTTACTCTTCAATAGTTGTTCCTGAGAGCGCAAACTTCTACTACGCCTCTAATGCAACGACTTCAGGTCTAACGGCAATTGGTGGGGAGCTGAATATATGAGCGGATATGCAATTGAATACTGGCCTGATACATCTCATATCAAGACCTATCGTGGCGTCAATGATCCAGGCGATTTGCTTGATGGGGAGGTTTATTCAGGGACGGAGCCGGATATGCCGGTCCCAGAACCTAAACCCGAAAATATGTCTGATCCTAGTTAAGAGGGGTACGCCATGATCTGGTACGGAAAGATTGATACGGCAGAGTCATTCCCGGTTCCGGATGACCAGCCCTGGCCATACCCAGAAGGCTGGGTGCAAATGGACAATGACCGCCCAGATATGGCGCCCGGCTACGTGAGTCCTACAAGGTTCGGCGCGTGGTTCGCGAGATCGACCGGAGCATGGGAATGGGTTATCTATCCAGATCCACCATTCAATGTTGTCTTCCATGAGGGAAAACTAAAGAACGCCGACACCATGATCGAAATATCAGAGGATGCGCTTCCAGGTAATTTGGCGACTCGTCTCGCCGCGATCGAGGCTGCCCTACAAATTCCGACCCCGCAACCCTGATAGCAGCAAGGGCTGCTTGAGGGCATTTTCTTTTCTGGAGAGGCCTATGCCGATCACAGCTCAGCAGTTGCTGCAAATCCTCCCGAACGCCGGCCGCCAAGCCGGCGTTTTTGTTCCTGTGCTGAATGCCGCCATGGGCAGGTACGGAATCGTCACGCGATTGCGTATCGCCGCATTCATTGCCCAGGTCGGACATGAGTCCGGCCAGTTTCGTTGGCTTCGCGAGATATGGGGCCCCACGACGCAGCAGGCCGGATACGAGGGGCGCGCTGACTTAGGCAACACCGTCAAGGGAGACGGTTCCAAGTACCGTGGTCGTGGCCTAATCCAGATCACCGGTCGGGCGAACTATGCAGCGTGCGGGGAAGGGCTTGGCCTGGACCTGATCGGCAAACCGGAGTTGCTCGAGCTGCCACAGCACGCGGCAATGTCGGCGGCTTGGTTCTGGTCGACGAAAGGGCTAAATACGCTGTCGGATCAGGGCGAATTCGTGAAGATAACCCGGCGCATCAACGGTGGTCTCAATGGGTTGGAAGATCGACTGCAGCTTTGGAATAAGGCGCGGAGCGTGCTCGGTTGAGGGCCGATGAAAGCGTGTTAAATCTGTGAGCTCTGATGACGACTCATGATCACTAATGCCAGGTCTTTGAGGTCCGTGGTGTACTGATAATGGAGAGCTTTTCGAATGCAGATCTAGACCTAATACATTCTCGCACGTGCTCGCTACGGTCATAGGTAAGTCTAGCTATCGCCACTTCAGGGGTGGACGAGTTTGACGCGACTGCGCCTCGTACGACCTCGCACTCATGAAGAGAAAGATCGTACAGTGAGTTCGCGTCAGTACCCGGATCGCTAGCGATGCGAAAGCTTCCAGTTATATCTCTACTCATAGAGGCATAGGCCTTATAATAATTTCGAAGACAATCTGTTTTTGGTATTTAAAACGGAATTTTTTGTTATTTCAAAAAGCTCATCGAGATCTGTTTCGCCGGTTTTAATGGCTCCCATTTTTGTATGAAAAGAAATAACTTTGCCGTTTCCTTTTCTTACGTCGAAATGCGATTTTGAAAACTTTAGTTGGTTAAAGCCAAACTCATACACCAAGAATGCGCTTTCGAGTGCTGCGTACTTTGTTTTTTCCTCGTTTAAAATCCAGCTACCCCAGCAAAACGAATCTTCTTTCAGGTCGTATATCCTGACCGTTCCGCAAGGCGTTCCATCATTTCGCTCGATTATAAAATAAAACTGTACTCCGTTGCTCTCGTCATCTTTGTAATCTCTTATCCATTTTTTTTGCGCTTCAATATCAGCGGTGCTCGGCGAAAGATATTTATTGTACTTTTCGTCTGTTCTTAGACTTACAACAAATTCTGCGTCGTCTTCCGTAATAAGCCTGATGCTAATTGTTTTGGATTTTAAAATCATGGCACACCAATTCTAGTCTTAGGAAATTCGGTTATTTTGCTATACGGTTCGGGCTGCGTCCACTGGCAATTCGTAGATCGAGATGCTTGCCATCAAGCGGACATGTGAACACATGTCAGTAGCGATTATCCTGGCTTCTGTATCTGAGACCTGGTGGCTGGCCAAGCAACGGCTAGCACCCTTCGCCCATCGGCAGCCGATAGATGCTAAAATCCTGGGAAATCTAGGGCTATGGCAGGTCGGGAACAAAATATATGAATGGGCGTGTGACTCTCCTGGTAAATTCTTGTGATAGCTATAGTGATGTTTGGCCGCTTTTCTTTAGTGCCTTAAACGATTACTGGCCTAGTCGTAAGATGCTTGCAGTGCTTAATACCGAAACAAAATCAATTCCGGAATGGGTGGCTAATGCGCGCACGCAGAACGCTGAATCTAGTGATGGCGATAGATGGGGGTTGAGGCTTTTAGAGTCACTCAAAAGTATTGAGTCAGAGTATGTAGTTGTTGTTTATGATGACTTCATCATGGAAGACGTATTCTTCGATGAAGATATAGATAATTTGATTCGCTTTATGGATGGAGATGAAGGGGTTGCAGTTTGCTATTTAAGCCACATCGGCCTCAATACTTTAGCCGCGATCAACGAGCACGGACAGTCAATGCTGTTTAGTTATATTGACTATCGACTTAATTCGGCCCCGGCTCTTTGGAGGGTAAAAGATCTTATTAATTACACGGGGCCTGATGATACTCCTTGGGCATGGGAGGTGTTCGGAAGTTACCGCACGTTCGGTGATGGCAAAAAATTCTACGCGCCATCCTCGCCAGCTAATGATGTCTATAAGTATAATCGCGAAAAGGGCGGCGCGATATACAGGGGTAAATGGGTTACAGATGTCGTCGAGCCAAAAAATGAAAAATACAAACTAGATATGGATTTGTCTGTCCGTGGAGTATCTGTAGACGGCGAGTTTGAGAAGCGGTCCTTGGCTTGGAAGCTTAGGTTTATGCTTCTTGGTTTTAGAATGATTGGGTTTAAGTCTTTAAGATTCGCCGTTCGAGCGGTTTTGAGCAAAATGAATAAAATCACCTAATTGGCGCTACCGTCCAAGCGCGGCGGTTGCGGATCTTTCATAGCCCTCAACTCCATCAATAGCCGCTGATTCTCCCTGAGAAGGTGATCCCGCTGACCGGTAATCAGATCGATGGGTCGAAAGCTCTTATTGTCAGGCGCCTGTTCCTTCATGGCTGATATGCGCTCAAGTGCTTGCGTGAGCGCAGCCTCAGCGGATGCCTTGCCGGTGGCGAGCAGGTCATTCATCTGCACCAGGCCAGCTATGTTGGCCCGGGCCTTTCTGAGCATCGCTTCTGTCTGGATGAGCTCGTCCTCGAGCAGCGCGCACTGGTGTTGATACATTTCCAGGGGCGTAGGGCAGCCAAGCCACGCGGAGGTGTCTTCGTCGATGTCGTTCAT